CCATAACCCGCAGAACCCCCCCCATCCCCCCGGTAAGTTCTTCCGATGTGACAGGAGAAGAAACCGTCGATGAACAATCCGTCTCTGAACCCCCCCAGATCCCCCCCGCCTTGGTAAGTTCTTCCGCGGCATCATTGACCACTGACGCAAAATCCAGTCTCACCACAACCAGCGGAAACTCCTCCGACCTAACAACAATTAGGGGTGGGCGCAGGACGAAGCATAAGAAGCGTGCTAAGAAGACCAATAAACGGGGTAAGTCGTCCAAGAAAGGAAGTAAAAAACACCGCAAGAGCAGCAAGAAATCTCACCGCCGCAGCAGCAAGAAGTCTCGCAAGTAAATCATAAAATCATTATTTTCGTACATTTATCAAAAATAATGATACATATTTTAGTGTCGGCGACGGGTAGTAGTAGAACGACTGGTCCGGCGGTTCATACGACTGTGAATGTTGCGTTTTTTAGTGACAATACGCAGTTTTCCGCCATATAGTTTACCATAACGGCTTTTATGTAACATTTCATTCCGATGTTTTTCACTGTAATCATTACACCTCGTCCGCGTTTTGTCATTATCGCATCTGTGTTTAAATAAATATCGATGTTCATCATTAAAATTACTGCATCCATTTGGTTTAAATTCAAAACGGCAAGGGTTTTTATATCTTGTTTGTTTTACAATTCCGGGTTTATTAATCACTCTAACTGGCCTTGGTAATTTTGTATTTGATGTACCACCTTCTCCGCTTGAACTACGTTCAGACGTATAAAGAAGACTGTTTAATACTTTAAGTGTATGTGATGAGATTTGAGGGTTATCTTCATAATATCTCCGGTAATAAAGCGAACACGTTGAAACAAATGCGGTAATGGATTGTTCTAACTCTATTTTTTGTTTTGGTGTTAGCAATAAGGTCAATGCTGTACAAAAATGTTCTAACCTTAAAGGTTGATTTATATCTACATAGGACAACTCAAATATATGTGTCTGATTGCCATTACTGAATACATCTATACTAAAATTAGCTTGATATAAATATTCTATAAATTTTTGTACACATTCTCCATATATTTGTGTTGCTATTGGTGGTCTAATATCTAATATTACAAGTGTTCTAAACAGTATGATTGCCGGATGTTCGGGTGTATCTCCGTATGTTTGGATATACTTAGTCATTACATCATCACGCAACAAATTAAAAGGAATATTGGCAAAAAACACACTTGGTGAGATTGTAACATCTACTGCTTCAGCATCCATTATCTTCGTCGTTGCAAAAGCAGCTGCTTCCCCCATAAATAAACAATAATAAAAACAAAGTATTATTCTTTATATTTATATTTAAATTATACTTTATATATCCAAGTATAATGAATAATAAACCGACAGAAAATAGTGTTCATAATGATACAGTATCTACCGTATCACTCTCCGAAACAATTGAAATTCTCTCAGATATATGGAATACGAACGCATCCATACCCGGCAACGAACACATTCTCGAGAGAATACACACATACGTGAAAACCCAGCTTCCACAGTCAATCAAGAATTATCAATCTGCGCACATAGAACGAGAAACACGAAAACAATCTCTCGAACTCATTGCAAATGAAATCACTGAACGGTTTCTAAATCGCACAAAATATTTCTATTGTCAGCAGTCCGAACTGTATTTTACATATAATAACCAGGTACGATACTCGCTTATTCATGAGGATGAAATACATCATCGTATTCTCGCCGACATTACTTCAAGTGCCGCCAACGTGAATACGAATAGCACAGTCACTGCATGGAAGTATAAAATCAAGAACCGTATTATTAAAAGTATCCAAGGCCGTGATATTCTCTCGGCGATACCTGAGTCGCGAACCATCCAAAACGTGATTGCGCATATCTATCCGTCTCTATTTCATAGTCGCGACCATGCAAAATATTTTCTTACAATTCTCGGCGACGTTCTTTTAAAGAAATCTGCGCCGCTGATTTATTTCATCCCACCAGTTGCAAAAGAGTTCATTAAGGACCTTGGATGTGAATGCTACGGATTATTCGGTTCAACATCAAATACATTTGCAACTGCATTCAAGTTCAAATATTATGAGCATCACTATAAGGATTGTCGTATTGTAGATATACATCCACCAATCCTTGGGGGAAGTGTTGGTGGAGGAGAGGTTATGAACACCCATCATAATCACAGTCATCAACAATCGTTACTTCGTCTCTCGCATATGTCCGACCTCAAGTCGTCAATAATTGATTTATTCTGTGTTGCTGCGCATTATTCGCATAGATTTTCTAGTGCAGATGATTTCTTACGATTACATTGTAAAACACCTGATGTCGCCTCTCATGCATGGTTTTTATCTGAAAGGACGGAACAGCAAATTATTCAAGAATTCATCGACTACGCAACAGAACCGGCGTCATCTGAACATGAAATTTCAATGACGAATATGTTGTATCTCTGGAAATTGTATCTCTCGCAATTTCGTTTGCCAAGTATGTTTTTTGCAGCGACCCTTAAATCAAAATTATTGGAATACGCAGCGTCGGCCTCACAGCCGCCAACTAGTAGTTCAATATCACAAGATGTATTTCCAAACCGCATCAGTAAATATCTACCGATTGTTAGTAAGTTTCGGTCTTTTTGGAACCAACACTGTTTCATTGACGATAAAGAAATCGAGCTAGAAATCGACGAACTCTCTACATTATTCAACGAGTATATGACAGAAATGGTTTCAACTCCGGCGATAACGGCATCATCCGTCGTGTCGCCTGGGTTGATATCCGTCAGCGACCAGACCCTTCTCGGTATGCTCCGCCATTTTTACCCCGACATTATTATCGAAGATGACAAATACATTTTGAATGTGGGTTGTAAATTATGGGACAAGAACGCCGAAATAAACGAGTACTTGATACAATTTAAAGAGCAATGCATTACAAACAATCACTCGTTTCCACAACCATTATATAATGCATATGAATACTATTGCGGAAGATGTTACGCAACCGCCAAGCGGCGTATTATCAGCAAACGATATTTTGAGAAGTATTTCATGGAAGAATACGCAAATTACATCGATGAAAATGGAATGATAATGATGTCGTGGTGGGTGGAAGACGACGCGAATACGCCAGAACACACATATACCGGTTCTTCTGCAGGAAAAGATACTGATGCGATGGATTATGACGATGAAATTGAAGAAGTGCATACATTATCGTAAAAATTATAAAGAAATTTGTGTGTGTGATTGATTACTTCCGGGTGAAACATGAACCCATACACACGGTCTTTTACGAATTCAAATGCGCAAGCATGTCGCTTACCATCGCGAAATCGAGTAATCCATGCAATCTCTCGAACACCTGTATTTGTATCCGATACAGATGGTGCAAGAGGGAGTTCGTGAAAGTAAAAATGCATGCTTTCATGCGAATGTCCTCCTTTGAATATTAGTTCTCTCGAGAGATTTAATTCAGCTTCATGCCTGCCTGACCACAAACTATTATATGAACGAAGGGACCCACCATAATATAACATCAAGAATTGACAACCGTGGCATATGCCTAACACCGGTAAATTTGGAAAATGGAATAAATAATATAGCTCAATATCGAGTTCAGGTTGCTCTTCATATTGTTTAATACGAAAACGCGCACCAGGTATTATCAAGCCGCAGATATCTTTACGTCGAATAATAGCCGGGTCACATTTTCGAGAGATTACGTATGGTATTTCGCGTGCATCGAGAGCGTTATATAATTCGTGGAGTTTATTCGAATGGTTTGGCGTTTCGCGTGTAATGATGAGTAACATAATAATTAACGATTTCTAATTCTTGATTATTATATATGGACACCTATTATTTGTTTCTACTGATGTTTTAACGCCTCTTCGGTGTATTCACAAGACGCGCACGACGACCAGTCTTGGAGTTAATCTTAATCGCACCAAACTTACCCTTACGAGCAGTGTAGCCATACTTGCGCAGACGATTTTCCTTCTTTGCAGTTGCATGCTTCTTAGCAGACACGATACGACCATGTTTGTTGAACACGAGCTCACTCTTGGTAAGACCACCGGGGGTCTTGTAGGCAGTATCATGCCAAACCTGAGCACGCGACCCCTCTAACATAGTGTATTTTTTACCATTCACGTGGTAAAATCCATCACCACTGCGATCAACACGTTTCACCATTTTACTAAATATCTCGTTATAAATTATTGTTAGAAAAAAGCAGAGGTGCATCATGAAATGGTGGCTCTTCGTATTTTATTCTAAAATGAATTGGTGATTGGCGCACCAAAGCCACCAGGAGCGCCATACCATCTTCCAAAACGATTAACGTTATTTACTGCATATACCTTTTTCACATTTTTTGTTTCGGTGGCTACTCGAATATTTTGCGCATAACGCATTTTTTTCGTGATATTTGTATTATTTGTAGATGTTGGCATTCCGGCAGTTGGATTTGATAGCGTAGGGCACTTGAAATACGGTACGCGAATATCATTATTTTGATTATTAATAACAATAGGATTGCCATTTGTGTCATACTGAACAAGCGCACCGTTAATATTGAAAACATCACTACACGTTAAACCCATACCGAAGGTGGTACGGTAACGTGGCGCAGTCATTGAATAAAGGGTTTATCTAGTATTAGAGATACATACTAAATCCAAAATAAAATTGAACATGAGTTAAAACAATCATTGGAATATACTGTACGCATTCCACACATTATTTCAAGACAATAACAACATAATGCCTCCTAAAGCTTCTTCTGTTGCTGCTGCTGCTGCCGCTGCCACTGAAGACCTTGGAAAATACCAAAAAATGACTGACACAGAACACATTTTGAAAAAACCGGATACCTATATTGGAACAATCGAGCGCACTGAAACAATTGACTATGTAATGGATATTGCGGCGACGACAAATCCCGTAAGTGAAGATGCGTCTAGTGCTGCTCCTCCCGTCCACGCGCTTACTCGTCGCAACATCACATACATCCCAGGGCTTTACAAGCTATTCGATGAAGGCATGGTAAATATGCGTGACCATGTTGTTCGACAAGCACAGGCTATTTCAGACGGAAAGCCCGATGCACTTCCAGTAACTACACTCGAAGTCGAAATCGACCCGGCGGATGGAACCATCCACATGACAAATGATGGCAACGGCATTGATGTTGCGGAACATCCTGAACACAAACTATGGATACCTGAAATGATTTTCGGACATCTTCGTACATCAACCAACTACGATGAGAACAAGAAAGAGAAAATTGTTGGCGGGAAGAATGGGTTCGGGTTTAAACTCGTCCTGATTTGGTCGGTATGGGGTCGTGTTGAAACCGTCGACCATATCCGCGGACTGAAATACGTTCAAGAATTCCGAAACAATCTCTCCGAAATTGTGAAACCCACGATAACCAAAACGAAAGTCAAACCTTACACTCGCGTGAGCTTCCGCCCAGATTATGCAAGGTTCGGGCTTCCATGCAATAACCTTACGCCTGATATGATCGCACTCTTCATGAAGCGCACGTATGATATTGCTGCCGTGACCGACAAGACCGTGAAAGTCAAATATAATGGCGCGCTCGTGCCAGTTCGTCATTTCCAGCAGTACGTTGATTTATACATTGGTGCAAAAGGAGGCGACAGCGGCGTGAAGCGAATTTACGAGAACCCCGACCCTCGATGGGAGTATGTCGTGTGCCTGACAACAACTGACGAGTTTGCACACGTAAGTTTCGTCAATGGTATCTACACACCGCGAGGAGGCAAGCATGTGGAATACATAACCAATCAGATCGTGCGCAAGCTGGCCGACCTCATCAAAAAGAAGAAGAAGGTTGATGTTAAACCCAACACAATCAAGGAGCAATTGATGCTCTTTCTGCGCTGTGATATCGAAAACCCGTCATTTTCAAGTCAGACAAAGGACGAGCTTGGTACTGCCGTTGCGAACTTCGGGTCGAGTTGCAAGGTGAGTGACGACTTCATCGAAAAGCTTGCAAAACTAGGTGTCATGGATGCAGCGTGTGCGCTGACCGAAGTCAAAGACACAAAAGCTGCGAAGAAGACAGATGGCGCGAAAACCAAAACTATCCGAGGTATTCCTAAATTAATTGACGCCAATTATGCGGGGTCGCCAGATAAGTCGGCACAATGCACGATTATATTGTGCGAAGGTGACTCGGCTAAGGCGGGTATTATCAGTGGTTTAAGCAAGGAAGACAGAAACTTTATTGGCGTTTATCCTATGAAAGGCAAGCTGTTCAACGTTCATGGAGAAACAACGAAGCGTATATCAGAGAACCGTGAAATAGCAGAAATCAAGCAAATTCTCGGACTTGAAACGGGGAAGACATACACCCCCGCCGATGTTGCCACAAAGTTGCGCTATGGTAAGGTACTCTTCATGACGGACCAGGATTTGGATGGTGCGCATATCCAGGGTCTTGGAATCAACCTGTTTCAAACAGAATGGCCGTCTCTTACCAAAATTCCCGGTTTCATCGGGTTTATGAATACGCCCATTCTCAAAGCCAGACGAGGAGCGCAAGAGGTATTATTCTACAACGATGGCGAGTTTGAAACATGGAAGAAGCAATTTCCTAATGCAGTTGTCCCTGCCGGATGGAATACGAAATATTATAAAGGTTTGGGTACGAGCACGGGAAAAGAGTTCAAAGAGTATTTCGAGCATAAGAAAATGGTGTCGTTTGTCCATACAGGAAAGGAAAGTGATGACCACCTCGACATGGCATTCAATAAGAAGCGGGCGGATGACAGAAAGGAGTGGCTGGCGAATTATTCGCGCGATGCATATCTCGATACATCGAAACCTGATATTCCCTATGAAGAGTTTGTAGATCGCGGCCTTATCCACTTCTCAATCTACGACAACGAACGTTCTATTCCGAACCTGATGGATGGACTGAAAATCTCGCTGCGTAAAATCCTGTATGCGGCATTCAAGAAGGGTGGATTGAAGACAGAAATCAAGGTTGCACAGTTCAGTGGGTATGTATCAGAGCATTCAGCGTACCACCATGGTGAGGCGAGTTTGAATGCAGCAATTGTCGGAATGGCACAGAATTTTGTCGGTAGCAATAACATTAATTTGTTAGAACCGAATGGTCAGTTTGGTACGAGAAGTGCGGGCGGAGATGACTCTGCAAGTGAAAGATATATATTTACTCAATTGAACCGACTGACCCGTCTTATCTTTCGCCAAGAAGACGACGCCGTATTGTCCTATATCAACGACGATGGACAAATGGTTGAACCTGTGTTTTATGCACCTGCAATCCCGATGGTTCTCGTGAATGGAAGCAAAGGAATTGGTACTGGTTTTAGCACTGATGTGATGCCACATAACCCGCTACAAATAATCGCATACATTCGTGCAATGCTTGCATCAACGCCTACCGCCGACCGTCCTGCTATCGAACCATACTTCAAGGGTTTCAAAGGAACGATACGAAATATCGCCGCAACAACAGTGCCTCCGAAGTACCTTATTAAGGGGGCATACGAAATCGTATCCGACCGTAAAGTGCGTATTACTGAGCTCCCGATTGGAACCTGGACCGATGATTACAAGCAGTTCTTGGAGAAGCTGATGGAAGCACCTGCTGCGTCGGCGGCGGATAAAGACAAGGACAAATCTTCATCATTTCCTGTATTGAAAGAATACACCGACATGTCGACAGATACAGTTGTGGATATCACTGTAACATTTCATCCGTCTTATCCTCATCTCCCGAAGGACCTTCAAGCGGTCATTGTTGATGCAGACGCAGGAACTAACAAACTGGAAAAGCTTCTTGGATTATTTACAACACAAAGCACGACGAATATGAACCTCTTTGATGCGCATGAGAAACTTCGCAAATACGCAAGTATATACGATATCATCCAGGATTACTACACGGAGCGTCTTGCTCTTTATGCCAAACGCAAGGCGGCGATGTTGGCTCAGCTCGCGAACGAATTGCGCGTGCTAACAAACAAATCAAAATATATTCAGGAAGTACTTGACGACAAATTAGAGTTGCGTAGGCAGACAAAGGAGGCCGTATTTGCAAAGATGACTGCGCATGGGTTTGAACATATCGATGGCGACACCGAGTATAAATACTTATTGAAGATGCCGATGGATAGTGTAACAGATGAGAATGTCAAGCATCTCCTCTCGGAGCGTGATACCAAACGTGCGCAACATCAACGGCTTAGAGAAACATCGATTGAAACATTATGGACGCGTGACTTGGATGAATTAGAGCAAGAATATAAGAAATGGGTAGCGGCATCTGCAGGAGCAGGAACATCGGATAAAGGCTCATCAGGTTCAACAGGTCAAGCACTAGCAACCAAGAAGAAAATGGTAATTAAGAAAGCGCAATAACGAACAAATATACCCAAATAATAATAATAAATATGCATGTATTTTTTATTATTTATTTATACACCACCGCATTAAAACCACGGCTTCAGTTCTAATGTCTTGTGTTTATAATCGGAAAAGTTGGGGTGTGCAATTGGTGTGTACATATTGCTAACATCGCGCTTATATTGAATATAACCTTCAGCTTCGCCATGCACGCGGGGTACGCAATATTCAAATACTAAATCATTCAACTCGATAATCTGCTCACGGATATCGGTGGGCGCATTTGCCGAATTCTGCAGATAAATTGTGCGCATGATAATACGGAGCGTGTCACAATCTTGTTCGCCAATTACATATTTACCGCGTGATCTCTGATATACACCGGCACGGATACCATTTTGAATAATTTGCATATTTTCTTTACTGAAAAATGCATTCGAAAGAGGTGTATTCTCCCAAATACCATTTAAAGCATCACGATATGTAACACACTGATGAACGGGATTTTTATCATAAAGAGCGAATTGGTCTTGAATAGGAGGTGTGAGAATATCAAGACGACCATTTTTAGGTTGCCCAATAAATGTCTCTTCTGGAAATGTGCGATAATCAAATCGGTTCATGAATTAGATGCGCTAAATAACGTTGTTGTATATTGTATAGATATATTTAATAGAGAGTATTTTATATCACTAATAATTATATAGCTAGTTACAAACTATCGTATTTCAATGGATTTTGTTTCATCTTCAAAAAACGTAGGTTCATCCGCATTTGGAAGTTCGAGTAGTTCAAATGGAAGTGTTTCAGACGGAGGGGGGCTGTTTAGCAACTTTTTCAACCTTACCATACAAAAAATGGTATTATTATTAGCAGTTATTGCGTTTGTTATTTCTATAGGAACAGTTGCCATTTTACTATGGAAATCGAAAAGTACTCAGCAATGGCCACCTGAGATTGCAAAATGCCCTGACCGTATGGAATTTGATGGAACAAATTGCGTAGATAACTATGGACTAGGTGTAACTGGTTTTCAACCAAAAACAAACTGTCAGAATTATGAACATATGAAAAATACATTAAAATCTTATACCGGTAGTGGTCTAACCGGAGTTGATACAGGATATGTTCCATGGGAGGGTATTGTCGATGGACAGGCTACACGGGCAAGTTCCTTAAAAAATTGTTTGACATAATAGAATAAATAACATACGATAAATAACATATGACTAATAATGTTTTATGTTATTCCTTTTATCCATTATTACTTACATACGGTAAGCGCCGGGTGCGGCAGCAGATGCATTCTTGGCAACCGCCGGGAGAGAGTCGGAAGGAGAACCCATGCCATACGTGCCAGCCTTCATGTTGCTAGTAACGCACATGGAGTAGAACAATCGGGTCTGGAAATACATGAGGGCATATACCAAAATCATCAGAAATGAATAAAGGCCGCTCATTATCGTGATTTTTCCCCTAAATAAAAGAACCAACGATGACACAAATCCTAAGGCAGCGATGGCTAGGAAGATAAAATTAACGACCGTAAGCCAATAAAACAATAAACAATAATCCTTATCAAGAGGAGCAAATAAATCTTGTATTGCGTTCATTTTCTGAATATACCCGGTTATAATATATAAAAACAAAAAAAGCTATTCATTTACATACATCACGATATCATGGAAAATTATACGGTATTTCTTGGCCGTGAAATAATTTACAATAATATACGTGATTTCTTAGCATCATTTCAAAAAAATAAGTCTGATTTGACATTCAAACGAGGTATATACATCTATGGAGCACCAGGCTCCGGAAAAACCGAATTCATCGTTCGATTATTAAAAGAGTTAAATTATGATATGGTCAAGTATGATGCAGGTGATATTCGTAATAAGTCAATCATCGAATCCATTACACAGCATAATATTTCTGATAAGAATATCATGTCTATCTTTCAACGCAAAGTCAAGAAAATCGTCGTGGTAATGGATGAACTCGACGGAATGAATAACGGTGATAAAGGAGGAATTACATCTCTTATTAAACTTATTCGTCCTAAAAAAACGAAAAAACAGAAACAAGAAGAAATAACGATGAACCCTATTATATGTATTGGGAATTATCATGTGGACAAGAAAATAAAAGAACTAATGAAAGTCTGCTATGTTTATGAGTTGAAAACACCAACACCTGCACAAATGACACAAATTATAGATATGACATTGCCAACAATAGACACGACGATGCGAAAGAACATTATTACATTCGTCCAAGGCAATCTACGAAAGCTAAATGCCGTGATGGAAATGAGCAAAAAATCAAACACGATACTCGCGAATAATATTATTCATGCCATATTTCAACCAAAGACATATAACGAGGACATCAAAAAAATAACCGAAAAATTAATGAACATTGAATATCCAATATCGGACCACAATGTTCTTATCAATGAAACCGACCGAACTACGATAGGCTTATTATGGCATGAAAACATAATAGATGTTCTCGAAAAAATGCCAGTACATATTTCGGCACCATTTTACAAAATTGTATTGGACAATATATGCCAAGCCGATTATTTTGACAGAATTACGTTTCAAAACCAAATATGGTTGTTTAATGAGTTGTCATCTTTAATTAAAACATTTTACAATCATTATTTGTATCATAAATCATTTCCGAAAAAGGCGCGGTTTCATCCAACGGAAGTTCGTTTTACAAAAGTACTTACGAAATATAGCACGGAATACAACAATCAGCTATTTATACAGAATTTATGCATTCAACTTTCAATGGACCAAAACGACCTTTTTACATTTTTTATGACATTGAAAAAACAGTACAATGAGGAAGAAATTCCACGTATTTTAGAAATGTACGAGATCACAAAATTAGATGTAAATCGTATTTACCGGTATTTAGACAAATATATGGAAAAAATGGAACCAGATACCGAAGAGGATGGTGGTGCATATGAATGTGAAAATGATATTAATGAATAAGAAACATCGTGGAAATATGCGTTTAAATAATACCGAAAACATATTATGAGTATTTAGAACCAATTAAGAATATTACTATGGGCGCTTCAATCTCATTTGATTCAAAGTATCGTTTAATTTTAGACACAGAGGTGGAATGTATTTCAGTAAATCCACCAAATACAAAATCATCGGCTTCTGCGCCTACATCCACGGATGACAGACGTAAAAACAAAAAGGGTGGCCGTGTTAGTGATAGTGATAGCGAAAGTGACCATGGCAGCGAAAGCGATAGTTCGAATGCAAGTGAGAGCGACAGCGAGAGTGAAAACAAGACATATACTGTGAAACTTACACCTGAAATCATAAGTTATATCCGTAGTTATCTTCGTAAAAATGAATTTTTAGACGAGTTTGATTTAATTACTGAAATTGACTTGGATAATTATGACCATGCTCCAGGTTCCGCATTGGTATTTAATTCCGACTCGATTGTGTTTAACACAAACAATCAAACAATTGAGTCGGTTGGAGAGTGGGAGTATCTTCCCCCGGAGCATGAAGAAAAGCAAGCGCATTCTTCATCGAAATCAAAATCCAAAACAAAATCGAAGAATAAGAACCGCCGCGGACATGATGACAGTGAAAGCAACAGTGATAGTGATGATGACAATAGTTCGAATGAGCGAAGAGCATCGAAGTACAAAACAAAAGATGACGACTTGCCGGTTAGTGAAATTGAAAATATTCTGAAGGTGAAATTTGAAGAATATAATAAAGGTCGTGAATTCATTATTCATGAATCCAAGAATAGTTTTCTGTGTTTGAACATTAACTCTGTTGAAATTGTAAAGGCATGAATAAGCATACAATAGAATAATATCATTTTATCATTGTGATATTATTCAGTATTCAGTATTATACATAAATCGTTTCAGATTGGGTAGGTCCTTGAACTTCATTTGACACCGGTGCGGGTGCCGGTGTAGGATGCGCTGGTGCTGGCACACTTTGTTGTTGGATTTTATATACATTTGAAAGTTGTAACATAAGTTCTCTTACGTCATGTTTTAATTGTACTATTTCTTTATCTTTTGCAGCATTATCTGCTTGTAATTGTTGTATAATTTGGACAACCTGTTGATTATTGAGTGAAACTGGTTCTTTTCCAGGTTCTTGTAATATGATTTTACCTCCTCCTGCAGCCGCAGCCTCTTCCGCCATTTTTGCACGATCTTTTTCTATTTGCAATGTCTGTGCGATAACATCCGGCTTCATTTCAGGGCGACCTGGCTCATAATTCGCCAATAGCCCTTCTAGCTCCACCATATAAAACCGTCGAAGTGCATTGTCCTTAATAAAATCCATTACCTTTTTCGGTGAATCTCTCACCACCTCCGGATTTGCATTTACCAACAACTTACGTTTATCGAACGTGTTATGTTCATGTGAAAATACAAGAATGACCTTCATCGGGTCCAATTGCACGAATGGTACAGTATAATCTTTCAAAAATGCACGTTCTTCCGCCAAACACGCATCATCGTTATACTTATGCTGTTTCAGCAATTTACGCTTAAATGCAAATGTTCCCGCAGTAGCATGGTTCGGTCCATATGGGCCAAAACGCTTCATCTGTTTAATATGTTTGAAATAAATATAAATTTCACTAGAACCAGCACACAATGCTTCAGGGTGTGACATTAACATTTCAACTGCATGGGATACGCGTTTAGGTGGGTAATAATCGTCATCGTCCATATAGACAAGTATTTCACCCCGCGACTTCTCGTGCATAAGGTTACGTTTTTTACCAAGCGTCATTTTGGTTTCATATTTGAAATACTTAACACGCGGATGTGATGCAACAAGGTCTTCAATCGGGTCTGTTCCGTCATCAATAATAATCCATTCCATTCGGTCCTGTGGATAGTCTTGGTCGTTAAAACATGAAATCATTGCATTTATAAAAGGACGACGATTAAACGTGGGAGTACATACACTGACAAATGGATATGTCTTGAAATACTCCGGTGTCGATTTTTCGGCTGGTTTTGCCATTGTTGTTGAGTTTTTATTTTTTCCACCCATATTTTTTTGTAATGTCACTGTTAATCGTATCGTATAACTGCGAATATAATAGCTCTTATACGATATTATTTATGTCCTTTCTGTCCTTTCTGTCCTTTCTGTCCTTTCTGTCCTTTCTGTATTATCATCCCCAATTTTTAATACTATTAAAAAAATTCATTATTCCATTCCAGTAATGAGTAAGATATAATACAAACAACATCAAAATGACAATCGCTGCTACATTTATATCAAGATACTCAAATGCATAATACATGAGTGTCAAGTTGAAAAAGAAGAATATAATAGGAACATAGCGCGAATATAACTCACGGTACTGGTCCCAGTGAAGAAGAGGATAAATAAAAAACGTTCCGATAAACTGAATAAGTTGTACAAAATATGATATAACCGGAATTATACCCAGACCAAAACCAGTTAATAATGACCATAATGACCCACCTATAAATTCTTTACGATGGTCTGTTTGGTTCAAAATCATACCGATTACCGTAGTAAAAAATGGACCTCCCATCAACATAAATCCGACAAATAATAAAAATACAAATGGCATAAGAATAATGAGCAATGGAGATACAACGTCGTATAATTCAGAAGGAATTGCATACGAAATCCGTGTTATTTGATTGAATATAAACAACATCATAGCGCGGTCTGATGTAAATGAAAATATGAAAGAATTATTAATCCATTGCTTAAATCTCGCTTTAATAAAATCCCAATTTAGAAGATTTACCTTTGTTACGCCTTCATCCACGCTGTCACGAACCATATCCACATCATCTTTCGTAAGACAGAACCATTTAAAGACATATGTATCAAGAAGAATTGCAGCCTTCAAGTATATTTTTTTGGTTGTTTCGATTTTATGGTCATCGGCTATTCCGCCAAATTTATCATCACAATCCTTTGCATCACATGACGTATATTCATTTGTATAACAATACGGCCATTCGTGGCGGTCAGTTGGAAATAATTTACTTAAATTCAGGTTATTATTCCTAATACTTTCCGGTGTGGAAAAAAACAGAATATTCACACAGATTATCGAAATAATGATAGTTTCGATAAAAAGTGTCAATACACTTAACCCGAATTCTTTGAGTGCTTCAACGTCAAATATGGATTTTGGCTTTACTTTTTCTTTGGGCTTCTTTTCTTCTTCTTCATTTTCTTCTTCATTTTCTTCTTCTTCATTTTTATCACCTCCAAATAATCCACCTACATTGCTAAACGTCCCTTCTTCTTCCTCTTCGCCATCATTTATATCATCCTCATCATCCGCCATTTTAAAGTTATATATACGAGAGAATATTATCGGTCTATCATTTCGCAGTTATCTTGCATACATTAAACCACAATTCCCTGATACAAACGTGAGTACATTGTACCGCTCCTCGAGGATATGTAAATCATAATTATAAAGATAGATATTTACGTTTGGTTTATTCATTCCGATAATCTCTCGTGTATTTGGATTACAAATCACCTTGACTTCTGCTGCCGAATCCAATGGCGGATATATAGTTGTCAATTCTAATTCAATCTGATTGAATTTGCTCATATTGATAGCACCGCTTGGTTGAAGGTCAAATGGGTCGGAATTCAGGCAGAAATTGTAGCAGTAAATCCCTGGTTTTGCACTTCCACGTGTGCGCGTGTATTTCTCTACATAATTATACACACCTGCATCAAGTAAATTCTCTCGGTACTTCCCATTCAATGAAATCCCTAACATCTGCAAAATATCGCGTTCATTTTCCGACTGAAAGTCTCCTGTAATATGAAGTCCAGTAAGACGTTTGTCTTTCGGGTTGATACCAGGGCCAATTCCATTTTTTGGACCGTTTTTATCGAAGAAGTAACGGTCAAATGGAAATGCTGGATTAGGAGGCTGACTTAGAATATCACTTACCTTGCTAATATTTTCACTAAACGAAGCTGGACGCCAGTCATCGTCAGTGGGAGCAGGTATGATATCATATGGTAAATAACTATACGGCCAGTTTGTATAATTACTCCATTCATTTCGCAAATTAACATCACTCCTCTGGAAAAACATTGTCCATGATGCAACCATTCCCATTGAATTCTCTATTTTGATTTTCTTATTCCCGGTTACATCATTGAATACCCAATCGTAATACGACTTAATCAAGTATTTTTGTTGATTGGCAGCAAAGACTTTGGACTCTTCATCCGAGAGAAAACAATATGTTGACATCAAATGAACATCAGCGTTCCAATCTGTGCGAATGCTTGGATATGAATTCAACGATAAATCAATACTTGGAGGAGGATATAAAAATCGCCACATTTGATGAAGTGGGTTCGTGAAATCTGGTTGAACCACTGGCCAAAAATTTCCAGGGTCACCTACATCACGAATAGTGAATAATTCCTTGACGGGACGTAATGTTACATCTATCTGTAGTTGATTATACTGCAAACAAACAAGCGGAAATGCCATTTTGGAGGAAAGCGTAAACCATGCATTGATTGGAATATATATTTTTCGCCCACGTATCGATGGTTCTGCGCCGGCTGCACTACTTGTACGATATGCATTCGGATACTGGTTCAAACGCGCACCGGAACAACCCGGATTATTTAATTCAGGGACATGACCAGTCATTTCGTTATACAATTCGCGCTTTGTAGAATCTAGGTCGCGCTCCATAATTGCCATCAAATTATTGCCGGTAAATTTTTGAAGCGTCATGCCTCCAACAGATATGACAATTTCCTTCACCATTTGTGTTCCAATATTCTCAATCCACCGAAACTCATACGGCGCCCACATATCTTCTACATTTGCAGGAGGATGTATTGGGCTCCATATGGATGGCAATGTAACGCATATATACGTATCCATCAGTAGTTCAGCATACCTCGGGACATAAAATGTGAATTTAGATTCTTCTGTCATACGTAACTTTTTCTGACCATCAAAATCAATTCTAAACTTTTGAAGGCCAAAATTTGTGTATTTAAGATATGTGCTTTTGAAAAACGACTTTTTTGGATTACCGTTAAGAATTACATTTTGGTTGCCTGTAGCAACAAGATTTAATAAACCACCGGTCATTTAGTATTTTATTGGTTGGACGACTTGTTATATTTGTTATATATAACTTTATATAAAAATCTAATATTATATACAACATAATGAAAGAAAATCAAGTCGAATTCGTATTTATAGGTATAATTATTATCGTTTTTGCAATATGGAAGATATCTGAAATAATTAAAACGAGATGTTATGAAGCAAAAACAAGAATAAAGGAGGGGTTTGATGCAGAAAAAGCGCGAAAAGCGAAAGTCGATGAAAAAAATAATAAACAGCCAGAACTTATGACAAAACTACACGACTTACTTAAAAAAACCAACATCGACCAGTTCAATGTAAGCGGGAAAACATTATCCACAGAGAATTTTACTGTAGAAACACCAGAGCATGAAATGACAGTAAATCAACGTAAAAAGGCGGCGACTATACTTGATAATTTCACAGAGGGCCAACCTCGTCCGGAGCCAGTAGCAGCACCGACTACTGACAAGCCCATTAACGCAGAAAAGGAAGGATTAGAAAACATGAATGAAGATACAAAAGAGTTCATAGACAAAAATATCACTTCGATTAACCCACAAGATAATCAAAGCAAGTTCAAGTTGCGCGATTATTACATCAAGTCGGCATATAATGCATTTAATCCAGATAAATTCAAAAACTCGAATGTCAGTATGGATGCATTTTTGTATGTTATTGCTCGGGGTTGTCGTTTCATCGATTTTGAAGTATTCTCTGTGGACAACCAGCCGGTTATTGCGTCATCGTCGGTGAATTCGTTTAATTATAAAGAGACATTCAATCATATTCCCGTTTCTGATGCATTCGAAGTATTAGGAAGCTATGTTTTTTCTGGTTCAAAATGTCCCAATCCAGGTGATCCATTCATCATTCATATGCGTATGATGTCGCGTAATATCACAATGTATGACAACCTTGCAAAAATAATCTCTCAAAGCAAGACCGTTGCAAGAAACTTGCTCGGACCAAAGTATGGCCGTGAATACCAGTCGAAGGATTTAGGCAATGAGAACCTCCTCGACTTTAAAGGTAAGATTATATTAATGGTGGATGGGACAAATCCGGTTTATAGAAGTACAAAGCTATTCGAATTGATTAATATGAGCTCAAATTCTCTTTTTCTCTCGAAATATACGTATTTTGGTGTAAAGAATATTGGCGATCCGCAAACATTCAAAGAATCGAATAAGAAAAATATGTGTCTTGTTATTCCGGATAAGACTGGGCGACCATTAAACGAAGGGCACAATGGTCCCTATACATGGGGGTGTCAAATCGCTACAATGTGTTTTCAGGAAGAAGCGCGTGATGAAAAGTTAAAAGCATACGAAGATAAATTTGCATCTGTTGGGTATGCGTTTATTTTGAAACCAGAGGATTTGCGTTATGTGCCAATTACGATTGCTCCACCTGCTCCTCCAAACCCGAAATCATCTATGGAGGCGCGCCCGACAGAAGCAGCTGGTGGTGTCAAAATCACATTGTAGTCATATATTCTATAACTACCAATTCAACTCTAAAAATATCTAATCATATGATAGTAGTATATCATATTATTTTAGGTTCATTGAACTATGTTAAAAAACGACAATATAGAAGGTGGAGGCAAAAGCAAGCATGATAATAATGATAATAATGCAACATTTGAAGAAAAAGAACTCGATATCCTGCGCGATGCAGTTGATTTGGTTGAAAAACGAAAGGGTGAGAAAGTCATTCAAGACCCAAAGGTCCAAGAAATCATCTCTATCGTAGAGAAATTTATTGCAGACAAGAAGCTTGTTTGTTATGGTGGAACTGCCATTAATAATATACTACCAGAAGATTCACAGTTTTATAATAAAGATATCGAGCTTCCTGATTATGATTTTTACTCGGATAACGCACTTGATTGCGCGAAAGAACTTGCAGATATATATTACAAGGCTGGTTATGAAGATGTTGAAGCAAAATCAGGTGTGCATCATGGAACATATAAAGTATTTGTAAATTTTACAGGTATTGCAGATATTACACAAATGGAACCGGCATTATTCAACGCAATCTCTCGGGATGCAATCATAAAAAAGAATATACGATACGCTCCTCCTGACTTTCTTCGTATGGCAATGTATCTCGAACTGTCGCGCCCCGATGGCGATGTATCTCGTTGGGAGAAAGTACAAAAACGTCTTACCCTTCTGAATACACACTACCCTCTCAAAGGGTATGATTGCGATAAAATAGAGTATCAACGCGGATTTGATGGTTCAACCATGTCAAATACGGGCGAAATTAGTATTTCAAGGACAAGGTCGCGTTCGCGGTCTCAGTCCAGGTCGAAATCTAGAACGATTACCGTAAAAAGGGGAGGTTCAAAACGTGATTATGATGATGATGAACAAAGTGTTAAGTCACATAGACGTGATGCTATTCGACAAATAATGAATAAATACCATAGTCTGGCTGCATATATGAAACGGTTGTATCATAGTGTATCCTCTCATGAAGAAACACTCGGTGATTTCAAATACTCGATTGAAGAAGACAAACTGACACATCGTTATCGCTTAATTGCAATATATGAGAGATTATTTGGCAAGGACGATGAATTTGTATTGTATTCAATGAAAGCGAGAGATTTAGACCCGACAACAACACCGTCTCCTAGTAAATCTCGGTCTCGGTCTAGGTCTCGGTCGCGTTCTCATTCACGAAGTGAACCAAACGTACCTGAATACTCTATAAAAAAATCAAACATTTCATACCGAGGTAACCGAGAGAAGGAACTCGCTGAAACTGACATCTACAAAATTGTCCGTAATGTATTTATCGCCAATCGCGCTGTCTTTTTTGGTGGGTATGCTAATATATTGTACTCACGATATATGCCTAGACACCAACGACGCATTGTTCGAGAGATACCTGATTTTGATATTCTCTCGGAAGACCCGCGAAAATTATGCGAAGAAGTTGTCCGCGAACTCACTGAGCATAAATATACCGGAGTAAAATATACAAAACATGCAGGTGTCGGCGAAGTCATTTCAGAACACTATGATATTCGAATTGGAGATGAAGTCATTGCATTTTTATACAAGCCTCTCGCATGTCATAGTTATAATACAATACGAATTGATAACGAAATAATACGTATTGCTACAATCGATACAATGTTGAGTTTTTATTTGGCGTTTATTTATGCTGACCGCGTCTATTATGATATCAATCGTATTCTTTGTATGTCGCAGTTTTTATTCGATGTACAGCAACATAACCGGTTAAAGCAAACCGGATTATTACGAAGGTTCAGTATTAATTGTTATGGAAAACAACCAACATTAGATATGATGCGGTTCGAGAAAACGCGGAAATATGAGGAATTGAAAGGCAAACGTGGTTCGAGAGAATTTGAAGAGTGGTTCCTCAGGTATATTCCATACGAAAACGCGGGTGCAGGGACGAAAGCTAAGGCAAAGAATGCGAAGAAGACTGTGAAGAAGTCGCAGAAATAAACGATGATTACCGTAATCCCTCCCCAAGTTTATTGAATATCTTCATAATAACAAAAAATGTTCCGGCAAACATGACACTTGTGGCGGTAAGTCCCATAATTTTGAAATTTCCATCTTCGCCAAATAACGAAGGTAAAAAATGAAGCAACTGGGCACGAAACACCGGCATCTGAAATATAAAATAGAGAACACCTATAAGAACAGGCATTTGAAGGTCATAGTATATGGCTTCAATTGTGTCAAGTTGGTTCGATTGTCGTACATTTGCGCGAGCGATACTTTCCATGGATGTATGTTCCTTGATGTAATCTCCTCTACCTTCTCCATTTGACGCCATCATTTGTGGCTGTGGTACATAGTTGGGACGAGCTTGGTCATCATGAGTGAATGCGTTCGGGTTCATCGGAATATCTCTCGTAGGTATCATTGTCATACCATTGGCACTAGCCCGTTGAACTCCTTGCATAACCTCATTCATTACATTACCCGGTATTTGTGTAGGACCATGTGATGCCATCGCATTATTATCAATATTGGGCGAATAGATAAGCGGTGCCCCCCCTTGCCCTGAACTTGGCATTTGACTGCTTAAAGGTAAATCGTCAATACTTGTTGTGTCGCTCATTATAAAAATAATAGATTATCCTAAATAAAATAAATAAGATTATACATAATGTGAAGAACGAAGAGAACCTCTTTTGGACGCGATGATTATATAGATACGTCTACTAATTATATCTTTCTTATCATATTTTTTAACATGAAGACCCACATATGTTCGTCAATATTTATTAAATACACATCGGGTTCAGTTAGGAGTTCGTTATTGTATTATAAAATAAATATAATAACGAGGTAAATAAATTCATTTTTAAGTAAGTTTCACTTCTTTCTTACCTGCTTCGCATTTCACCGTTTTTGCCTTATATTCATAACACTTATCATCAAGTTTATACGTATCTTTATCTAAATCCTTTAGAGGTGGTGCACGAAACCTAATGCACGAACGGTCTTTGCATACCTTACGAAAAAGTGACGCGATACCTAAACCGAGTATGACTGAAATAATAATACGACCAGTTTCTGTATGAAGTAATCTTTGAAAGCCCATTGTATTCTAATATATAGAGATATAAATTAGAATACAATGAAAAAAGTATAATGGTATAATATTTTGATAGTTAAATTATGAAATTATGAATTGATATAATTATCTATACATCCAGAAAATCCACCATCTATCTTTATATATGCGCAATTATAATTTCCATTTTTTTTCATAATCTTCCAAAGATTTATTAAATGAGTTTTATCTTTAAACGTGTCCATTGTTATACTACATCCGTTTTCAAATTTATTCTCAACAACAGACAAGGTCTCTATAACTCTACAGTCTTGACCGTATTTTTGCATAATTTTTAAAAGTTCCTTACAATTTTTTTGAGTAGAATTTGATACACTTATTTCCGTACTCATTTATATTTCTATTTATATCAATGAATTATAAATATTGTTGGGTTTATATTATATTATTGTCGTTAATTTATCACTTGAATTGGTAAAGTATTCTAAAATAGAAAATAATTCCTATGCGTGGTTTATAGTATATTGTAGTACATATTATTATACCTTTATTGCACAGGTATCTTCTTTATTTTACCTTTTGCATTGGCACATGACACTTCTTTTGCGTCAAATGAAACGCAATTGTCTGCATTGTCTTTAAATTGAAAATTACGAATATTGTCGGGGGTAGGATATACATAAATAATCTTAGGGTTTGGTACCGAAATATATACATAAAATAGTCCGATGGAAAGGCTTACGAGAAATATCGGAAGAGAAATATGTTTGAAGATATCTAACATTTGTGAAGTTGAAAGAGGAAGGCTGGATTGTTTGTTTGATAGTGCTATATTATATCGCGATATTAATCCATTGTCACGCTAATATTTGGTCCGAATTATTTATAGTCCTTCAAAAAGCTTGGCTCTTTCCGCTGCCAATTCTGCAGCCTTACCCTTATACCATGTGGATGATGGGTCAGGTTGATGAACAAATGTTTGCTCAAGTCGTTGTGTTCCAACGACCGGACCGACCGGTCCAACTGGCTTACTCACAATCCGGGTATCCGCAATCCACTTTGGCATAATCACTGGCATGTAAAGCTCATGATAGCTATACGATTTCTGTGAGAGATTGAATTCACCATCATTATACATTTGAACGAGCGCGCCATCTGAATTTTCAGTTGTCTCTACTTGCGAATATACGTATTTTGTCTCTCGTAATTTATTAAATGCTGGTTCAATATCCTGCTGATAAAGCACGAGAATGTCGTCGATGATACTCTTATTCTTCCATTCTGAATCGCGAAATTCAGTGATATATTCCTTAATTTGTGCAATTTTTTCAGAAATAACACGGGTGTGTATATCGGTATCTTTACGACGGTCATCGTTGTCCGTTACAGTCAAGTAATATGTACGAAACTCGGAGTACATCTTTAATTGTTCCTGCAACTTATGTTGTACTCCGTCAAACTTGTCTATAAGTTCATCTTCACTTATGAAACTGAATAAGATGTCCAACTTCATCCGAATGATTTCATCTTTCGTAGCACGAACCTCTTCGAGAGACTCGTTCATCAATGTTTCTAAACTTATGTATTTGCCGCGCATAACTTCAATATGAAATCCGCATGGTTGAGAGATATTGCCGCAAATGGCCTTCAAAACGCCGTCTGACTCGGTGAAAATCGACCCCCCTTCTTGCTTACAAACAATACACGCAGGTTTAATCATTGAAAGTCTTCTGGTTTTTTGTTGCGCCGACAGCGAATTCCAGTTCATGATTGGGTCGTTCATTAAACGCTGACGACGCTTTTCAAGCGCAGCGTTGTACTTTTCTTTCAACGAGTAATATCCATGAATTGCATCGTTTATTTTGTTACGTTCATCTTCTGGTATCAGTTGGTATGGATAAATCATGCCACGAAACTCGTTTGGGTCGGCAGCACGTTGAAGGTGTTTTTTTAATGCATCTTCTTGTTTTTTTGTTACTTCGAGTAAAACACGTGTGGCTTTTTTTAAATTATCACGGATATCTTGTGTGCGTTTCTGTTCGGCAATACGCGACGCTGCTGCGCTGCCGTGCCGACTTCCTCCATATTGTTGTTGCGAACGTTCTTGAATTGCTGCATGTAAATCTTGATACACTGATGCATTCATCTTGATAAATAACTCTACTACTATAAATACAATAGATAAATCTCTTGTTACATCCTACGCCTATATCTATTCTTATAGTCTATGTCACGTATCACTTACGCATAATTACGTTTCCAATAATCTTCATCGGGGCTCTTCCATAGCGGTAAATTCGTGAGCATCCCCATTCCATTCCCAGCTGGATGGATTCGACAATCCATCGGTATTCCTTTACTTTGCGCATAATGGGTTGCATTTACCATTTTCAATTTCGAGAGAATGTATTCTTGTTGCTGTTGTTTCTTTGCTGCTAATTCTTCTGATGTCGGTTTGCCTTTATAACGAAGATATAGAAAGATGCCTAAACAGATAAAAAAAGCAACACCTGCTGTGAAATTAAAGGTTTGCGTATGGTAATAATCCTTTACCTTATGACATTGCTCGAGAGATTTACTCAAGAAATATCGCACACCGGGTTCGGTCAATGTTGGGGCTGACGCTTGGTCGCTCATCAATAATAATAAGGTGGATGAAGACTAGCTAACTATTATAATATGAAAAAATAACGAGACAATGAAAACGCAACAAATGCGAAGAAATAGACCGACGTGAGAGAACGATACAAAATAATCCTGGTATAGTGTAATACAGAAACATTACTTCATTATTCATTACTTCATTATTCATTCATGGCAGAACTAAGTTCAAGTGTTGCAATTTTATATTTCTTAGCTATTTTTGGAGCATATTCGTATTACAAATATACCAAAAAGGGTATCTTAAGCGGAGGAATAATGTTTTTATTTTTCCTCGTACTAGTGACAGGTGAATACTTTATTAACCTCGCAATGTCGAAAGATATTTGTGGATTTGACCAGGAGAAAACCGCATTAATTGCAACTCTATTGCCATGGTTCCTTATATTAGGTGTTTTAAAATCAGCATTAATTGTATTTCCTGGATGGCTGACACCGTTTAGTAACACTTTCGGATTTATCTTTGTTTCGGCCGTTACAGACTTGAAAGAAGTGTTTGACAATATTTTAACGCCACAGTTTGATTTAGCGCCAGGTTCTCAAAAAAGTGCAACTGGAGGGCAAGTTGGTGGCGCAAACGAATTACAAAATATCGCAGACATACCATCTGACGAAATAAAGAACAAACGTGATATTGGACGTGCTTTAGAACAAATTTATACAGACCAATCTATTCTTCTCAATGAACTCAACCTTGATAATCTTGACCGTTTCTGGGATAGTTTTAAAGACTCGCGTCTCATCCGACCCTCTGCAAAAATAGACGACCTGGAGAAAATCAGGTCATTTTTAATGATGAAAACAATCATCGGTGAATTTGTTTGGTTAGTATTATGCGGTATGTTGGCGGTTAGTATCAGTTATAATTATTTACTGAATATCGGTTGTTCATTCACGCCCGAACAACAGAAGATACGGGCTCAAGTACTTAAAGAGAAGCAAGACGAAGCGAAGAAGAAAGCGGATGCAGAGAAAAATAAGATTATGACGATTACAAGTTAATTATGAGACTTTTTAGGACGATATATATATCATCATCACATAAATACACGGATTGCGGGTCTAGATATGTAATATACTGTTAAATATGAGAGAATACCCAAAATTATCGCAACCAACCAAATTGGAAAAATTGTTTTACTTGAATATCCAATGCCAAATTCGCGCAGACTACCGTCGTCGTTATAAATAAATGATGGGTTCATGTATTGAACCAGCATAAAAATGCCAACATATAATAAAATGGCTGCACCTGCTAAATTATTTCGGATTATATTTTTCATTGTGTTCATCGTATATTGTAATAGTCTTTCTACTAGTATATTACAATATTACTTTTTAATCATTACTACCTTTCGCTTTTTGTAAGCTTTTCCAGATAGAAATCCATTGTCTGCAAAGACAAATCATATAATTCGATAATTTTTTTACATCTTTATCAAATTCAGCTTCAAGTGCTTTGTATTCCTTTTTCAAATGGTCATGATTATTTTTCAGAAGTGATAAATAGGTTTCACCTCCTTTGATTGCTTTGGTTAAAAATTTAGAATCAAAATCTTTAATATAACTCTTTTGTTTTTTTTCATCCGGTTTGGTTATAAATACCTCATACATCCCAGCGGACCCTAATGCAAATGACCAAGCAGCTTCTTGTTTCTCTTTATCTTCCTCTATTTTTTTTGATTCTCTCTTAATAAATGCGTTATTTGAAATCATTTCCATCGAGCTCTTTGCTTTATTCGTTTTTGGTTCATTACCATTTATATCTTTAAAAGGCCAATTATTATCTGCAACTGTCTCTATATTTTTCATCGCACTTTCTAAACCATCAATAATATCATCATTTTTAATATTTGGTACTTTAAAACCTATATTTGAGCATAGTGTGCTACCATCACCACTGCGTTTTCCGCTATTTTTAAGTCCCTCTCTTTCTTCTACCCCATTTTCGAACATGGTCATCGTAACAACAACAATAAAACTTGCAAAAATCGTAATGTCGCGTGTTCGATAATAAAGGTACAATAATAATCCCGAGAGAATAATATAAATAATAACCTTCTGGTTCATTTTCTACTTATTTATATTATTCGGGTATTAAAAATTACTATTTCTTGTTTATTCCCAATCTGCCGCACCACCACCGCCGCCTTCATACCCTTCACCTTCATCATCATGTCGATGAATAAACGCGGTATCATCTTCCCCAGCATCGTCATCTTCTGGAATACCCGATGACATATCAAGCTCATGCGCCTCGATTTCAGCTGCAACACGGTCGGCTTCCAACGCGTCCATTAGATAAATCTCTCGGTTCATATCTGTCACATAGTCTCTACGACCAAGCTGTCGTTCTTTTTGTGCGATCTTCTCCATCTCATCGCGCTCTTCGTCATAATAATCTTGGTCATAAATAACTACACCAGTTTGTGATGTTCCACGGCTCCATATCCCCATCTTATGTGTCTTCATCATATTTTCTAACTGCCGCTCACCCACAGACATGGCGCCAATTCTCTCGACAACACCATCTTTCTCTTTATCTTTCACACGTGTGAGTTTCTCTTTAATATTTGCGAGGTTGAAGTTTATTGCCGATTTATCTTTTTCAACAATACGAAGATACGCGACCATTAATTCGGCTACGCGTAATCCAAGTGCTTTTTTATCACCCATCATCATATCTAATTCTGATACAAGTTGTCCTTTGTCGGCTGAAGCAGCATCCATAGAATAGAGACGAGAATGTGGGTCGATATCATCTCGTTCTTCTTCTTCGTCTTCACGAAACGCGGCGGTTCGAGAGATGGCACCGGTCGTAGGTGATACAAAGCTTGTAGCGACCATACGCTTACTACTCATTGTGGCTTTCGCCGACTTTGCGCCAACAGCACTTCCAGAAGATTTTCCTCGTCGTATTAATCTGGTTGGTTCGGTTTGATAAATCGTAATCGGCGTCTCAACGACGAGTTGAACGAAAGTTCGCATAAACGAGAGAAAATAGAAGAGATACAAATTACATACAATACTTCGGTCAAACACGGAATATATTGTGAATATATTCTTACGTGTTGAATGAGGTACGCGTTCGCCAAGCTCTCTCTCGATATCAACTTCGCGAGGAATATTCGCTGCTGCACCATGAGGTTGAACCGCCAATGCAGCCGCCGCCGCCGCAATCTTTGCATCTTTCTCTTCATCAAAGAAAATCTCTGCCATGAACGGCGTATTTTCCGACATGAGCTTTAAGTCACGAACATGATGCTCTGCATGACGCAGGACTTCTTTGATTACATGGTCGTTATAGAATGTCTTGAGAGATGTATAATGTGACGAAATAATGCCCTTGATATCCTTCATATGTGTCGGAGAGAAACCCCAATGTTTCGGAATATTCGTATCATCGAAATCTACGCCATAATGAATAATGGACGGAATAACATCGATGAGACGTGTAAGCGTATTCTTCATGAATTGAATACTTTTCGCTCTTGTTTCGTCTGTAGCCGACATTAGAACTGTACTACTCTTATTAATTTCAAAATCAAGAACCGTGTCGATGATTTTCTCAATCTCTCGAAACTTGGCCTTCGTTTGTTTTGCATGTTGCTGTAGAAACCCGACAACAGTTTCGCGCATCTCTCTGTTCTTTCTTTGTAAATAGTTCTTCAGGTCGCGCATTTCTTCTGTATCTTCTTGGACGTACTGTGGGGATTGTGATTGAAGAATTGCTAAGATAAGCTGCCGTAATTCTCTCGGAATAATCGATTGGTCAAGTTCGCTGCGTCTTTCTTCGGCCGCAACACCTTCACTGTCGCATCGTTCCAAGTAAAGAACTGCATCTTGAAATCGCTGAAACTGTGTGTTTTCTTGTGGTCGAACTGCGGTCTTATACCCGGCATCCACCATCTTATGTGCATTCACAGCTTTCAATAATCTCTCGAGGCTCTTGTCATCGAATATACTCGAGTCTTTTTTCAGTTTTGCTATTTTAGTTTCGATTGTATCCGATGACGCCCAATCTTGCGGTTTCGATGGACAAATCTCTCGAAGTGCGGGATGCAAATACATCATAATAGCAGTTGCGACTGGATTAGCCGCGTCACCGACCGACGATGAAGTTTGTTGCTGCGCATATTGTTGGTTCATTTTGCAATAATGAATAAATGCTCGGTAAATGGTTTGTTCGTTAAATGCAGCAGGGATATTCGGATACTGAAAACGCGTATTTCGATTATCAATGATAGTTGTTGGACGTGTAATCACCGCCATTTCTCTCAACGTTTTCGTCAAGAATGCGATAATACGGTTATGATGATGTATATTCTGTTCGCGCTCCATAAAATAGTCAATAACTCGCTTGCTTCGTCGGTCAATCGGCTCATTACAGCACGCATTTTCAAGAAATGGTTCGCTTGCCATATTCAGAAGAAGCGGACTGCTATTTTTCACGATGTGATGTATCATTTGTTGAATAGAGAGACCGAAATACTGACACTTACTTTCAAGCACCGCGAGTTTATCATGCTGACCATGATATCCACGTTTCATATCAGTAATAAGTTGGTTCGTGAAATCTGATGCAACATTCTGAGGCGTTGGCATATTGTCGAGAGATTTCATCGGAGGCATAAAATTGCCCCATCGTAGTATAGATAGTTCTTCAGGAATGGCTTCCCCTAGACCCGCACCCCCCTCCTTTGTGCGCAAGTAGTCGCGTTTCGCCTGTAGTCGTTCCTTGATGAGCGGTTTTGTCAATATTGATGTATCCATTAATGTTTTCATCTTTGCAAGAATATCGGCTTCCTTCTTGAAAGATTTCAAAGTATTCCACGGTTCGATACTCGTTTTAATTTTATATGCGATACATGCAATATACATCATACCCGATACATCGCCATCGCCATCAATTGGATAGCCTGAAAATGAACGAACACATCCAGCATGTGTTTTACGAGTTTTTGGAGAAGGTATCACGCATTGAATAGAAATACCAAGATAAGATAATGTAAGAAGAAGCAGAGTCTGGAAAAATATTTCTTTATACGGGGCAAGATGCTTTCCTTTCTCTAGGAAGAATTTATCTGCTTTCTCTCGATATTTTTCTTCAGATGGAACCGATGAAACCAATAACGCGAGAGTATTCTGAATAATAAACTCGCGTTCAGAGTGTAAATCGATACCCATATAACCGGTCATTGTAGTAATTATATTATTAATAATCTTAGCATTTGGACTATCATATTTTTCAAGAATACTTACTCCGGTAAGACCACCTCCTCCAGCTACAGCCGCCGATGCAGAAGCCGACGCGGCCGGTTTTGCAACCTTAAGCACCCCTTCTCCTAGGTCGGCTTCAATAATATCTCTTGTGACGAGACGAAATCCGGTCTCATCATACCCTTCATCTGTAATGTGCTCTATTTTTTTAATAAGCGCGCCGCTATATTTATCTACCCACGCCTCTCCATCATCACTTATTGTACCGCGTTCTTTACATATCGTATCGATTACAACAGATAATGAATTTGCAGATGATGATGAAGAAGACGATTGAAGAAAAGCCACTGCAATCGTTTCATAAAAGGATGGTAGCAGTTTGGCATTTGATTTGATACAATACAACCAATTCGGGTCTTCATCCATGATTTCATTTGCCTTACGCGTGAAACTCGTAATAAATTGCATAATGTCATGCTGCCGTTTCACGAAATCGGTTTGAGCAACAATCTTATCTTTGAGCGGTTCCATTGGCGAAATGAGTGCATCAATATCATCATATTCTGCATCATCATCTCTTGCACCAGATGCCGATGCTGCTGCGTGAAATCCAAGTTTGTATTTCCTGTCGTTGTACTTGTAAAATTCTTTGTGCTGAATTTCGCTAATACGCGCAATGTTTTTCAGGTCGTATTCGAATTTTTTATTTACAAACTCCATGAAATTGTCTCGGGTTACTTGATACTTTACATCGAATTCTGCCTTCATTTTATCTAAGAATGATTTTCTGATGACATCGACGCCTTCCTTGCTAGTCATATCGGCAATTACTTTATCCCTACTACTATCACTCATACCCTCCATGCGTCCGAATTCACTAGTTTGTGACATCATATTACGTGTTGCATCTATTGCCAAAGGAATACAGCTGCGATTTACGTTACAGAAATAGTTAATGTCACTACTAGGAACAAGATCTGGAAGACTGGTATCACGCACCCACTTACCGTTTTCGCGCTTATAATATAAATACCGGGTTTCTGTTGTTCCTAGGTCGTCGTATTCACTTGGGAACATTTGTCGTGAAGTTCCTGACATTTCATGTTCTACATATTCTTCTTCTTCAACAACTGCATAGTCGCCATCGCTGACAGTTCGTAATCCAGGTCCAGTCAGTATCGCTTCCATCTCCTTCTTTGCATCTTCATACGTCATTTTCTTCTTCTTAATGAGTTCATCCACAATGAACATTTCGAAATCAATAGAACTCATACGTTCTTGTTCTTCACGGTACGACTCCAAGAATGCATAATCGGTAGTGTCGTATTTCTTATCAAAGAAAATAGGATCGTCGCGGTCATTATCTTCTTCAACCGCTTCCTGGTTTGGATAATTCTTCGCGAGGACCATATTGAAACGCTTCGGGAGTTCCACCGCAGCAGCGCCCCCTCCCGGCGCACCTCCTTCCTGTTGGCCTCGTCTATCACTAATGTTTTGACCGGTTGCACCACTCCGCATTGCACCTGCATCCCGTAATTGCTGGCTTTGTTCGCCCAAAACAAGGTTAAAATCAAAGGGTGTAATAAGTTCGGTCGTTGTGATTGCAACAGCGTCCATATACAACTTGGCATAATCTACCGCCAACATTCGCGAGAGAAGCTCTGAAGAAGTCAATAAATTTTCATTGTATTCGGTTTGTTCGGCTAATCCTGCAGCATAAGCTCGACCACGCAGTTGCTGACGCTGCCTGTCATCCAAGGCACCACCACTCGCAGTTGCCGATCTTACTTGCGTATCTTGAAACCCATATGCTTTAAATACATCAGCATCCATCATTCGACCAGTTACGATGAGATTATAAATCATGGATACACCCATATACCGCACATTGTAATGATATGCGCGCAATCGGCCAAATTTACGAAAATTTGTAGCATAATTACGTTTATATTCAAGAACACGTTCATATAAAAATGTTACGATTTCATCATATTGTTTCACGTTAAGGTCGTCTTGATATATGAGAAACGGCTCAATAAATGCAAGAACGTCTTGCAGTGTAAGGCGTCCATGAATATACTGACGCATCATTTCAAATATATTACGGGTTTTCGGTATAATAACTTCCAAAAATTTCCGGTATTTCTCTCGTTCGTTCATAGCTGCACCTAATCCTGCTCCTGTTTCCGGTGCAATAACGAATTGTTTGATTTCATGAAGAATGCTGTGAGCATTCAAATCAATCGGTGTGTCCAGACTGCCAACATCATGTTTTGTAATCGACGTCATATGTCGTAACATATCCCAATAATGAACATGTTTTGTATTAAGGTCGGATTTATCGAGAATATTAATACTTGGAAGTGACATTCGTGAATAATGAATAACTGGTTCAGGAAATGTCATAAACCCGACGATATTCATTCGTTCATTCGGAGTAAGGTTTGTAAATTGGGTTGTTCGTTTAAGAACCGCTGCAGGTCCTACTGCAGTTTCAGCGGCCATATGCTGTAGTTGCACCTTAGACATACCAAGGTTATATTTCTGTATTACAAATCTTCGGCGTTTTATCTCTTCCCCTTGAACAACCGACGAGTAAAAATCGTCCAAGTTGTCGATAACCGCAGTAATATTTTCATTCACCTGACGCGTACTGATTACATCCTGCATATATTTCGGCTCATAATTAGGAGTAAAATGCCGCGCAGAGAGATTTGCCATGTATTGTGCATACGTGAGAGAACCGTCATACCATTGACGTTGAAGTTGAACCTCTGTCTCTCTCTCATCCTGAATAACTCGGGGTATAATGTCCATTTCCGACGCGGTTTGTTCATCAATCGGTATATCATAAATGACCTTCCTTGTTTTCACAATCGGAATAATCCAACGAAGTGCATGGTCCATTCGCATTAATGTATCAACGAGAGGACGGTACAGTGCGCTTTTATGTGGCGGAACTACCGGATTTCCATTCGCGTCAAACTGAGAGAATTTGTGTCGTAGTTCGCGAAAACGTATGACCATTCTTTGAATATGTGCAACGACCGTCCGAGTTTTTTCAACAGACGGAACATTTGTCATAAGTGTGTCCAGTAAGTCGTCACACTGCTTATCTAAATTAAAACGGCGGTTTTCTTCTGGAATATCAACCGTTTGTACAAGAACGTCCAAATCTTCACCTATCTCGATTTGGTCAGCATCGATTATTATTGAACGTAACTTCTCTCGAAGCGCGGATGTCGGAACCATTTCGGCGCTAGCAGCAGAGGCAGGCCCAGTAGTTAAACGAATATCTGATAAAACAGTGTGTTCTGACTCACCTATTGGTTGTTCTGTCGCATCTTCACCGCCTTCAGCGCTTCGCGCAAGTTGTCGCTGTCGTCGTCGTTCTTCACGCGGTGTAAGCTCTCCTGTTTCAGGTCGAGGAGAAAGGGCGTTCATACCCATAGCGAGAAATTCTGATTCATCTGCACCTGCAACACCCGCGCCCGTTTCGGAAAACGCTTGTGGAGGTGCGCGTATCTTAATCTCTTCTATGGGTATATCTTCTGGAATACCCATATATCCGAAATCAATGTATATCATTTCATCTTCTGGGTAAGTACGTATCTCAATCATATCATGTTCTACATTTGTAATCATACCTGTAATAATAGCAGGAACATCGCCGCCAAATCGAATATCAACCCACGTGGATACGACTAAATTATTTTGTCGGGCATATCCCTTATCTTCTGCCCTACTTAAAAGTTTGATAGATGTTATACTTTCATCGGTTAATTGTCCAGTTGCATCTAGTTTTAATTCTGTCTTTTCTACTGTATCAGTATCAATAAGTTTGAACTTACGTGACGACGCATAATCGACTAAAAAGATATGGTTGTGTATTTCCTGATGCGTTGGTGCTACAATTTGTATGATATCACCGAGTTGTATCATTAAAGAATCTGCATCACTAGTATCAAGTTCTGGAGGAAGTTCGTAATCTATTTCTTCTATTAGGGCTTGGTCATTTGGTACAACATCCACCTGTTCCGGCAAATCCATGTTATGATATACTATATAGTTACTATTTTATCTAGTTATTATATATTTTTAAGATATATATCAAAAATATTATGTTATTTGATAACCGATATAAAGATTAATCATGTGATAATATACAGTAATATACATTATCATAATGTTTTCTATCTCCACGTCTGAATTCTCCGCTTTATCCGATTTTGTGAATAAGTTAAAAGCAAGCTCTCTTGAAAAACCTGAGTTCGATGCAATTCGCGAATGGTGCTCTGAAAAGGGGTTTCAACTTCATTTCTCTAAAACTGGTCCTGCGTCGGAACCAAATATATTTTATACCTTGAAATATGACCGTGCTAAATTGACCACTGAACAATATTCTACCGTAGGACGGCTGAGGTCAGTTGTATTTGACCGTGATGGAAATATTTGCTGTGTTGCACCACCGAAAATGCTAACATTAGTTGATGACTTGAAGACACAAGAGGTGAATTCTGTAAGTAGTACATTGTCGGCAGAGGAGTTGGTTGAAGGTATCATGGTGAATTTGTTTTGGAAGGTAGATACTGCAACTACTCATGGAAAGTGGTACATTGCAACGAAGAGTTGCGTCGGGGAGGTGTCATTTGACCACATTCTTCAAGCAGAGGCGGAGGAACAGGCACAGGCACAGGCACAGGCAGCGGCGGCGCCACAGGTACAACCAGATGCACCGACGGAAGGACAAGTTGATGCGTCAGAAACTGTTGCAGGAGAACCACGCGGATTTCAAAAACTCAGTGTTCAGGAGGTCTTGCGCCGTCGTATATGCGAAGTTTTCAGCTTGCTTCCCGGCGGGCTTGATAATATTCCCAAGCAATACTGTTATTCATTTGTAGTTCAGCACCCTAAAAACCAAATTGTGAATACAATTACTGTGCCGAAGTTGTATCTTATTGCAGTTTATCAACTTTCTGCTTCAGATAGTGGCGTCGGTGTAAATGCAATTCGCATCAATCGCGATATCTTTTCTGCCAACTTTGGTGGGTCTGTTGCACATATGCCTTCCACCTTAACATGCATTTCAGACGACATCGAAACTGAGGCTGTGACTGCTACTGCTACATTTGCACCTCATACAGTAAGTGATTATTGTAATATGTATGCGTCAGCAGATACTCGCAGTGTTGAATTGCCAGGTGTTGTATTTGTAGATAAGGACACTGGTTTTTGCTATAAGAAGCGTAACCCCAAATATGAAAGCGTTAAGAAACGCAAGGGTATGGAGCAGAAATTGTTGGCACAATATCTTCAGTTGCGTAAGGACCGAGCAATTGACGAATATTTGAAGTATCATCAACAGCATTCACGTGCATTTCACCAATTTCGCGAACGTCTGCATGAATATACCCAGCGACTATACGACGCATATATTGAGCATTATGTGAAGAAAGCCACAAAACCGCTGAAAGAGTACGACCGTGAGTTGAAGACACATATGTATAAGCTACATTATGAGGTTTATTTGGCAAATATGAAGCCGGCTGGAACATTTGTTACGAAACACACTGTTATTAATTATGTGAATCAGTTGGTCCCAGCACAACAATTGGCATGTTTAAATGCTAGTCCTTCATCGACTACGGAACAGAGAAGTAGTGCAGATGTGCATTCATCATCATCAGATGCACAACAAAAGCAATTCCATCAGAAACAAAAGAAGCAGATTGAAAGAACTAAACCTGCACTCGATACGGAGACAAAGTCTGGATTTCGCAGTGCTCGTCCTTCTAGAGGCGGACGAACTGTCCCATCTCTATCAATTGAAGTTCCGAATAATGATGATGGTGAGCGTTCTGTTCATGTCAAAGGGTCGAAAACAACTGGTTCGGTAAAGGTACAAAATCAGTTTGCCGGATTGGACGTGGATTAGTAAGAGTGTAATGAAGTACCACTACGGAAATAAAATTGAACAAATTGATAATATATATTATAATATTATCAATCACGCAAATAACGATGACTACCACCACGAATACGACATCATGCCCAACGACCCCACCATCCACGCCTTATCCCGAAGACACAACGGTATATTTCGGTTGGTATTCTGAAGCCGCTCAGCAATTACGGATATCACATCAAACAGAACACCGCCACAATGGCAAAAATATAAAAAGCCCACCGTATTGTTACTGGTTACAAGGTGAGAAAAAGGTATTGGTTACAGAAGTAACTCATACAAGCATCCCAACACCAAGACAGAAGGCAAATGGCGATATTTGCATAGGACAATTGGATAAATACTTTGCAAGGTCATATTCAAGATTATATTGAGTAATCATCATAACTTAACCTAACTGATGCATTGGCACAGGACTACTGACACCATTGTAGTAGTCACCAGATTGTTTTGTTGAAGGAGCGCCAGGACTGTTTAACGGTGTTGTTAGTGGTGTTTTATTTGGAGAATTTGGAAATAATTCAGTAACAACTTGGTCGTGATAATCATAATTATGTGGGGGGACGTTGTCACTGTAAGCATCTTTTGAGACAACATGTGGCGGTGTTAATTCATTACCAGTAGGTTTTGGGGAGTTATCGAAAGGCCTGCTTACGATTGATGTTTTTAAATCCATCCCTCTAAACGGTGGTGGTGGTGACGATGGTTGTGACAGGTCGTATTTTTTAACATTATCTATTTGGTGCAGTATTCTGTTCGAAGACGGAAACATCGTTCTATTTACAGGAGGAAGATGAGGCTGCTGTGAGTTTCTTTTTTTTTGTTCATCTAATGCAGTTGTTACTTTTTTATATAAATCAATAACTCTCCCAGAAATTTGTACTGGATTAAACTCGTCCTCTTTTGTTTTCTTTATAACCGATTTTAATTCATTAAACTCATCTGTTAATTCTTTTGGAATTGGTGAATTATAATGTCGCTCACCATATACAACAACATTTCCATATTCTGGTTTAGGCTCACTAGATGTAACATGATATTCATATGTTTTAAATAAAGGGGCGATATTGTGAAAAAAAAATGTGTTCAATTGTTCAATTGTTTTAAATTGATTAGGGTTGGGAACGGGTGCTCTTGCTGCTCTTGCTGCTGCATATCTAAGCATTCCTCCACGTTTTACTCGCGTTTGCCTACTACTACCATAACTACGATTACGAAGAAGGTTTCGACGTTTTGTTTTATTAGCGCGTTTCTTACGCGACACGCTCTTTTTTGTCATAATAACTAATATATTCATAGATTAATTATTATGAAGTACATATCGATTTAATAGTAACATTCGCCTAAAAACGGATAGTTCCACCGACCATACCGCCAACACTAGGGCGTCCAGACCAGCCACCACCAACCTGGCCTTGCACAAACAAGTTACGATTTTCGTTGCCGATAGTCACGCGACCGGCTCCACTGTAGCCTTGGTTATTGGCATTGAAAGAACCCGAGAATCCAGCGGGAGAAGTACGGGGGTTTGGGTTAGTGAATTGAAGCGTTTGCATCAAAATATGTGATTGCGTGGGGGTCAAAGAGCAGTTTATGATAATAACACAGAAAATAGTTTTATGTCTTTATTTAACGTTTTATATTATATAAGTTAATATATACAAACAGTGAAAGAAAATGACAAATACCGACTATGTAAAAGAAGATAATTCATTATTGTTATTACTTTCATCGTTTTTATTCATGAGTAATGCACTAACCGCTCACTTTATGGGATATTTTGTTTATTGTATTTTATTTTTCTTTCTAGCAACATCATCTATCATCTACCACAACAATCCAAATTCGACAACAAAAATAATAGATAGAACATTTATTATATGTATTGTGTTATATGGAGCTTACGTATTGTATAGTAAAGCAAATGAGAATAATTCATACAATATTATGCTTATTCTGATGTTATTTTTTATAGTGGTAATTTTATACTATTATGGAAATTATGCCAGAGAATACTGTTTTCATAAAGATATTTATACTGCCAACACTTATCATAGTATTCTTCATCTTATATGTTCTATCGGTCATCACATGATAGTTTTTTTATAGTCAGTTCTAGACGAATATTTCTCTATTATTTCAGAACAACTTTTGTTGTGCATGTTGAAATGGTCGCGCCGCTTTTTCTACAACAAGAGGTTCCGGCATAAACATTGCCATTCTGTCAAAAAATTTCACCTCCGGTAATTGCTTTAGTTGTGGTACAACTGCCGCTTGTGGTTCTACAAGATTTGTTGAATTGATCCCAAATAATGCAGACTCAATATCCACCGAATTACGAGCAAAATGCTCGCGTGACATTTTGGTAGGAAGAATTCCAACACTTTCAAATGCAAGGGCTGGTTCATATGCTTTGCCTGCGTAACTATTTTCAAATGCGACGTAATTACGTGCAAGATTTTGAGAGTTTTGCTCGATTTTAAAATCGGTGCGTGTATTTTTGTTTCTAGTAGATGCCATTTAATCAATAAAATATGAATTACGTGTTAATATGTTATGTTATTATATTCTTTGTACATCCTAAATATATCGGTCGTTCATCTTAACTAAAACATATTTCTAAAACATTCTGTAATTTCATCACGTAGAGTTAGTGGTATTTCTTCTTTTCGTTTTGCATGACGAATACACGTATGAAACAAATCGAACAGTTGAAATGAAAACATCATACAAAAAATCATCTCACTATTATCGTTTAAATGAATACATTTACATTTAGTCTCGGTGTCGGCATCGGCATCAGTCTCGGTGTCGGTGTCGGCCTCGTCTGATGGTGAAAGCGATGTAGTATCATGCGAATGATACAATGGATGTGCTTCTAAAATCTCTCGTATTCCATTATTCTCTCGAAAGCGTTCATACAAATCGTCTATGACTGCCGAAATAATATCCGGATGATATTCATCATCATTAATTCCAAATGCTTGTAGAAACTGAATTCGAAATAGTGAATCTTGGTCGTCCGGGTCTTCAATCATTTTATATGTCGGAACAAGGTCATAGTTGTAGCCCGAGAGGTCGATTTCATCAACATTACCACCATCCGAGTATTCGAGATTTTGTTGCATTGATAATGTAAATAATACTCGTATATATAAAAGTATAAGGTTATATACCTTTATATGTTGTCATAATTGTTGTAGTAATAATTATCGCGAACCGCTAAATAAGTTCTCTTGGTCGCGGACTAACTCGCGAGAAGGCACGCCTCCACGTATCCATCCATTCACTGCAGCGCCTTCTACGTAATTCGCCGGATTATTAATCGTTGCCTTAAATTCCTCCTGAAGAGGATAATCTGTATGAGCGGCGTTAAGTTGTTCTGAAAGTTGAGTAATGCTCTTCTTATTTGTATTGATATCACCATGTCGCATCTTGGACTCGAAATCAACATTCACAGCTCCACGCCCTAAATATGGAACTGTCTTAAACGGACGCTCAAGAAGGCTTAACTTGCACTTTGCGTGAGTATTCAGGCTTCCAATTGACAGCTCAGAATTAGCGTCAATATTGCAACCACCAAATCCACCATGACCGCCCTTGTAAAATACATTCGGCTGGCTTGTTGCAAACTGTATTGGTCGTTCCATCTGACAGTCAGTCGAAAAGAAGTTGCTCAGTGCATAGTTGGCCGCATTCAAATTCTGGACGTTGCGTTGCGAGAGATCGCCAGTATCGCATCCAATCCGCGACATATTATCGAAAGTAAAGCTATGAACGTATGCCATTTTTTGTTCTTTGTATTCTATATATAAATAATAATATTATTGAAAAGACATGAATAATAGAAATATTACTGGCCTACTACTCCACCCAACCTCGAGTTGATACGCCCGCATGCAAATTCGTCACCCTCTTTACATGACTTCATCTCTCCGTAGCAGAATTTTGCGAATGCATCTTGGTCATTCGGAATACGGGTATTCGCAACAGGATGAAATTGTCGCATGGATGAATCAAAAACCGCATTATCACCTAAAGTTCCAAATAATTTTCCATATGTCTCTTCCGGCGTATGGTTCGGTAGTTCTGACGGTACATTCGACCCATTAAATATTACATTACTTGCATTCGTGTCAAAACTTCCGCTGACAAAACGTTTCGTAGATTCGTTAATATCTGCTTCTACTGCAGGATTAAATGACGGTGCAGCATTTCTACGCTGAGGATCATCAATGATTTCCGGTATCAATGGGTTCATCAATGGGTTTTGAGGGCGAGGTGCAGTGAATTCATCACGCATTAATTCGTACATCTCTGGTTTGTCTATATTATTCGCAAATCCTTCTTTCGTTTTTAATACTTTTTTCGCCTTTTCTTCTTCCATACCAGCCTTACCTTTATGTATAAAATTATAGATAATCACAATAATTCCTAAAGTAATCGCGCCTAAAATAAAGAGCGCGAACGATGATGTAATGAGGTATCCTAAAATCGTTGCGAGAATAACAAAGCGAGTAATCGCATTTAATTTTGCAGGAGGCTCCATTGATTTTTGCGGCCATATTTCACGAATATAATCCTTGTTCATAAGAACAGCTGGGTCTTCCAGCCAAAATACTTGGTCTTTACTCATTAGTTACGCTTTGTTACTATATATAAGAATTATATACTTTAATACTTATATATTACCTAGAATGGAATCTAATCATTTTTCTCTTTCGATTGCGCAGATGACGTATTTGTTACTGCTGGTCCTGGTGTGCGGGGGGTCTTCGCGGGCTTCTCTCCCGATGTAAATACAGCCGTTGTTGCGCCTCCTAATGGTACCTTAGAACTTGCCGCCGCTGCTGCCGTCGCCGCTTGTTTATCCTGTACTTTCTTCAACAAGCGCTCGCGCATCTGCGCCTGTTTCATATTCTTGTTCAGCTGCGATTGCATCGCCCCAAAATTCACCTTGCCACCACCCATTCCACCACCTGGCATATTCATTCCCATCTTACTTAACATACTCGCCAAATTATTCATTCCCGGCATATTCTTCATTTTTGACATGAGCTCGCTCGCTTCCTGCATAATCTCACTCTCTTTCAATTCACCCGACTTCAATTTTGTATCAAGCTTAGTTCCTACCGTCTTAATAATACCGGACAACTTACCCGGATTTTTGAGGAGTTGCTGAAATACACCTTTCATCGACGTCTCATTCTCCATGTCAAGATTGAGGTCGGCTGCCGTCTCTTCTGCAATCTCTTTGGCAAGCTTGCCTATTTTACCGTTCAAAATAGATGAGAGATGTTCATGAATTGAACTCGCATCCGGCATCGACGATGTGGATGGACCTCCCGGCTGCTGTTGCTGCCGTTGCTCACCTTCTTCAAATGCCCTGTTCATAAATTCACTTGCCTTCTTAAAGGTTTCATCTAAGTTAGGTTGCTCTTGTGATGAATTAACACCACCTCCTTCGAACATTGACCCCATCTCTCCAATCACCTCTTCCAATTTGGTCTTTAATTCGCTATTATCAATCGCTTCAAATAACTTGGCTGTGTCGCCAAATGAACCCATATCAGAGAGATTATTCACGATAGAAAAAAGGATAAGTTGCAGATACTTCCAAATAATATCCTTGGTATTATCCGTGATATCTTCTGTCGCCCAAATATCTCGAAAATCCACACCTGGAAGAAACTCGATACTTGTGTCGGCATCGGCTTTTTCTTGTGAGTTTATATCGGTAGTCCCAGCAACAAACATTGCCTCATTCTTGTACAAAATATCAAAAAATCTTACTGGATACACCGAGCGACAATGAGTAAATAACTCAATATACAATTCATTCGGCATCGGCTTCATCTCATGCGAATATCCTAAATACTTCTCAAGGACTTCCCGGTACTCGGGGAATGAACAGTCAATATCGCGAAGAAAATCAAGGATAATCGTCTGAAACTCGGGAGAAATATCTTCAATCGTAACAGGCTTCTTATTGTCCTTCGACGAGGCAGAATGTTTCGATTTATTACCCGATTTACTCGGTTTCTTATGATGCTTGTTTCCACCCATTTACTTTGTTAATATGTATTATTACTAGTTAGAATATTTAAGTTTCTTTTTGTTATATATAATTCAATTAAATACATTATTATATATAATACAATAAGTCATGTCAGTTGGCACCTCTACTACCGAAATTTCAACTAATGCATTTTCAAACATCGTCCCACTCAACATTGCCAATCGCTGTTGTAACAGTATTGGCGTCAATGTAGGCGGAATACATCACGATACATATGATGGCAATAACGACGATGATGACGTTTTCGGAAATAAAATCATGATAAGTGTTCATCGAGGAAAAAAAACAATAACTAAAATAGAAGGTATTGCAGATAAGTTTAATCTTGTCAAGATACTAAAGAAACTCAAGAGTAAGGATGTACTTTCATGCGGTGGTCATATTGCAAAAGATAAAGAAACTGGTAAGGAGTTTATCGTATTACAGGGTAGTTATTCATCTGAGATTTCGGAATTCCTCACTCAAGAAGGTATTGTAGAAGAACGCTTCATCATATATCGCGGGTAAATGGTATTATTATTACGCCCTAGGAATTTTACATCCTAGTATAGACTGTATTTTATTCACATGCGTCGCGTTATACACACATCCTCCTCGTTCAATCTCCGCGATGATGCTCACATCCATATTGCATTTTTGAGCAAGCTCTTTTTGCGTTAGCTTCTTTTCACATCGCGCGGTTCTTACGGCGTCGCTGGTGACCTTCGCGATGTACTTGGTCTTTTTTGTGTCGTCATTTCCACTACCACTTACTTTTTGAGTAGTAGCTGCTACAACGGCCGATGCAGAATTCACATTCGTGGAACATGTACTAATGAAAGACCGGGCTGGATGCGAGGAGGCGCTCTCTTTTTGGGGTCGGTTCTTACTCATCGTGATAGTGGTCCAATCCTGGCAATCTGGCGCTTCAGGTTCTGGTGTGCTATATCTATTTTTCACAGCTGACATACTACTATAATGTATATAATGTTGGGTTTATGTCTTTTTTACAATTCTGGAAACGCATAGTATCTATACGCGGCGACGACGATACTTCTTTGATTTTTTTAACATCCCTTTTTTTGTATATTTTTTACGAATAGTTTTTTTCTTATGTTTTTTCCCCCCATGGGCGGCTGCTCCTGCTGAGGGGTTTATTATCTTAATCATAGGAATTCCATTGGTTTCAGCAGGTTGTATTCTATCGGCGGCGCTAGTTGAATCAGCGACACTAGCTTGATACTTTTCATTAAAAAACCCAGTGTAAAAAATATGTACTATCTGTATCAATAATTTGTCTTGTACCTCTGTATCCTCATCTATTTGCGCATTTCTCAATTGTCTAACTAAATTTTCTTCTTTTGTTTTTAAATGATTATTAATGTCTCCCTTTGTTAAAAAGACGCGTTCAAAATCGTATCCGAACCTATAATAATAAGGAATAACAGAATCTATCGCACTTAATTTTACATGCGAACAACCGTTATCCCTAGCTACGTTTTCTATTTGTTCTAACATAGCTTTGGCACCTTTTCTGGCGGCGGCGGCACTCATGCTCCGTGTAGTTATTGTTGGATGAGGTTCATTACAAATTAAATCTATATATAAATATTGTCCAGTTTCATCATCATGTCGTGTTACTGCTGCAAATCCAATTATATTACTATTAGAATAATTAACAACTATTATATGAGCACTATCAATCGCTTCACTAACAAATTGATCCCCAATTTTATCTTGACATACCCGTACCCCCACCTCCTGTCTATGAACATTTGTACGTTTTAAACTTTCCTTAATTGAACCAATCATCGGGTTGTTCTGGTCATAAACAACAATAGTACTCATAACCACCTCTTCTGTATATTATATCTGTATATTATATTTGATATAAAATAATATACAGAAGAAATACAATTCAGCATCAACCTAAAGAACAGATATAGACGTATTTACAAATATTATGTAATTAACCATCATTGGTTTTATGACTTGGGTCCTCATTCTAAATTCCATATTATTTGTTGGAACATTAACCGAATACCTAATCTGTATGAAGTACATTACGAATAACTACGACTACAAAAACGAATGGTTCAATGTCCTTCTTAGTATAGTATTTACTCCATTTTACGGGCTATTTTTTATACGCAAATTCTCATGGAGCCGAATAAAGATATATTTTGAACCTGAACGCAGGCATGTATTAAAATATCCAATTATCACCAGCATGCTTTATACTATTGAAACTGTATTCGTTTTTTATGCACTAAACACCGTTACATTGAGTTATTATACAATACTACGGTCGGGGTTTATTATATTCAATATTATGTGGTTCAAAATCTTATTAAAAAAACCAGTAACGAGACTTTATTATGCAAGTTGTGCAGCACTGGTTATATCCCATTCAATTGCGGCGGGACAATACATACTTCAGTATTCCGAAAGTTCTGATAACCACAGCGGAAATGTTATTCAAAATACTGTAATCATTTTTGTTTCATGTTTTTTGAATTCAACGTATAATAACCTAATCGAATACTCAATGTCACTATACGGTGATATTATGCCAAATATCGATTTCCAAATCATGTTTCAGTCTTCATACTTTATTATTGTTGCGCCATGGGCGGTATTTTATACTACGAAACATACCCCACCAATTACAGCTGGAACAACCACAATGTATTTTTTCATCGCATTCGGATTGCAGCTTTATATGTTCAATAAAATTTACATTCTGAATAGTAAGAATAGCGTAATTCCGGCGAATATACTGCTTAGCGGGCTCGATATTATTCGCCGTGTTATCCAGCTGACATATTCGTTTGTCTGTTTCAATGAGCCATTTGATGCAGTTATAGGTGTTTCACTCGTATTTTTAGCGTTATCCGGTGGAATATTAATGTACCAGTATATTCACGATTATCGCACAAACTTACATCATCAACGGCTGGAATGCGATATAGAATTGGAAAAATTGTGAAAATGAATATATAAGTAAAATGCAGCAAAATTAGCCAGGAAAAGTGCCTCCACTACAAAAATAGAAATATTTTGTAAAAGAAATAATACAGTTATCACCATAAACAGTATTTGCATATAAAGAATAATGCGAAGGTTGGCGCCAATTGTATGACCACTGTGGCTGTAATGGTGATATGTATGACCAACCATAAAACCGATTATCGCGAAAAATGCAGCAGCGCCAAACACATAATGAAGCGAGTTTGTTTCAGGAATGTAAATGACACCGAATATTCCTAGTAAAAGAATAATAATCGTAAATAATGACCACAATTGGGAATTCATATACATTTTGCATCGCTGATATTCATATAATATAGTAAATGCCGCCATAATAAGCATGCACCCAGCAATAAGATGTCTCGTTTGAAAGAGATTGAATGCGAGTGTATTCATTATACTATCAGCATCATTCACTGTAAATAACGGTTCCTGACCAGTAATAATACTTGAAATACTTTGCGCACCATATGTATTGTATCTATAATAGACAAATACAATAGGAATGCAATATGAAATAAGCATTATTAGTAAAAGATAATTTTGGTTCAGGTTCATCGGAAATTTTATTATATTACTATACAATTCAAATATAATAAAATGTTTTCTTTTATCTGTTATTACCATTCATAACATTTTACAGAGTTAGAAATAATAGAACACGTATCTTTAATCATTTGCGAATATGCAGGAGTGCCACAAATAAATACTGCGATGTCGTGCGGTGTGTTTGTTTCATCCGGATTTTCGATAATATCTGTCAAATAATCGATTAAAGTTGCAGGAGTTAGCTTCGTATTTTCATTCGAAATAAATAGTCGTTCTTTCACATGTACATTATTTGTTTTAAGCGAAACGCGTAATAATGCTTCTTCACGCGTTCTATATGACGATATATAATGAAGCTCTTGAACCCGTTTGTCATCGGAAGATTGTTGGGTTATATCATCATTAGACCATGCAATACCCATACTATAAAATGGGGTTATTCCTGAACCACATGAACACATCACAATATATTTTGCGGTAATTTTTATGGTATCACACACGAACGACTTTACTTCTGGTGATGTATCGTAATATTTACGCCCGAAAGGCCCCTTCACATATACGGTTTGGTTTATCAAATACTTATCGCATATATTTGGACTAACTTCGCCATTTGGCGTCCGTTTAATAAGAAATGTTGCGGTATCACCTTTTGATGAAGATGTAATATCGGAACTCAACTCTATCGGCGTATAAGGACGTTTTTTTGTATCAAAGTACAAATTAAAATACATTCCAGGTTTATATTTTTCATATTTTTCACATAACTGAACCGTTATTTTGTTATATATTTCTCCTTCTCGTTTTCCATACGTAATATTATTCTCAACGCGATGATTTGATTCTTCGCGAGTATGTTCTCTATCAAATATTATATCAGATACATATTTTGAAAATGTCACATTTGACCCATTGTTTGCGAGATAATATGTATAAACCAAAACCATTGGTATGGCAAATAACTTTAACTTAGAAATAATATCATGCATTGTTGTTTCTTCTGATGTCGCGTACTTGAAAAATCCGCCAGTCAAAGCAACTACTGTCCATAGAATATATTTATTCACTTTTAAATTGACCCGTGCATATATTAGAGCAAATCCTATAAACACAGTTGCATACATGAGAGGTTCTGTTGCATCAATTAGATACCCTAGAAACAGACTACAACTATATAACATATGATACCAGAATGCAGAAATAATATTTTTACGAACAAGCGTCATAAGAAAGGACGCAAATTGAATAGGAAACGCTACTGCAAGTATATACGGTATTTTACCAAAAAGACACATAACTGTCGCCATCATTTGCGAATGTGTGTAGAAATACTTAAGTGTGCTCTGTAATGATGCTGGACAATCACTCCAGTAAGGCATCGTCGCTGTTGTTGTCTCTTTTCGGTTTTCTCTAAGATGGTCTGTGCTTATATCCGCAAGTTTCATTGCAATAAGTATAAATGCAAGACGCATGGCGAGAGCCGGTAAAGAAGTAGTATCATTTGAATCAAACAGAAAATATAGTGCATTTATTATAAGAAAACTACGCGCTGCAAATATGATTGAATGCGCTCGAAATTCTTGCCAAATCATCGGTAAAATACCTGTCCGTGTGCGCGGAATAAGAAACTGAAGTGCGGAAAGTGAAAGAATTGTATGAACCCATGTAAGTCCAATAAATCCACCATCTACACCTCGCAGAGTAATTTCTGCGGTGGCGCCACTATAAAAAAAATCAAAAAAAAGATAAACGTAATTCAAAAGCGAAATGATACCCATTGATTTATGTACATGATATGTGTCTTCATGCGTGATGAGTTTTGATATTTTGGTCTTATTATATTCTAGTTTTTTATCTCGTTTAAAACGGGGGTCATCTTCGGATAATTCTTCCACTTTATAATTTCCAAGTAAATTGACCGCATATTCTGAATGCCCCACCTCATTGAACTTATCGGTAAGGTCCGCAAGGTCCTCATGAATATCGCAATCATTTTCTGTAAATACGTTGGCACCACCAGGATGTTCTGAAATAAATGTGGTTATGTCGTATATATTATTATTGATAATGACTTTCATTATGTAAATAATATTCGTTATCAATATTATTTACATGTACAGTGATGTGTTTATATATTTATTTCAAAATATTATAAGTATTCGTAACATATAACCCATACATTATCAGCGAAACAATCGACGTGAAACTAGCATAATGACACCAAATACTGCCATTTGCATCAGTTTTAAAACCATTGTAATAACCTAATAATGGTAATATAGAAAAGACAATAACTGCCTTATACGATACATCCCATAATACAATAAAAGGAATAATGATTATAATTTGCCAAACTGTTGTCGCAAATAACCGTTTTATTTTAAAATCCAATACAGACCATTCGGATACCCACCAATCAAGGTGACCTTTTTCTGTCACGGTAGTGCAATATTTCACTGGACTTCCATAAAAATACAATATCAGTGATATAGTAGCGGCAATACTATACAATAAAATAAACAAACGCCGAGTTTCATTACTTTGAGACCACGGTTTTACAAAAAATGAACCCAATACTGGACATAATGCATTCAAGATTAATATAAACGGTATTAATACTGTTGTTATAAGTTTATTTGCAGTAGTACATGATTTGCGTGGGTTGGTAAGCCATAATAATAATTCTGCAAATTGCATACCACCCCATCCAATTAATGTAAAACCCAACCATTGGAAATGAGGAATATTAGAACGTAGTAATATAACAGTAGCAATTATAGACATTAAAGTCGTCTTTGCGCTAGACTCTACGCTGTAACACATGATATTATTATATATTATCGTTATTATTTTTTTGGTATTTGGGTGTCTTTTATTGAACTATACAAAACTATATTCGCAATATTTGCAATGATATGAATACTTGCGTGAGCATATGTTGATGACCATATATGCCCGCATTTCATAAAATAAATGCTTAGACCATAACATCCGGTTGAACATACGATAAGTGATGTATATGTAAGAATTGATTGGATATTGTCGTGAATTGTATTGAATGCATAATATGTCTGATATAACACGCCAAATGCCACAGCAATCATATCTAATTTCCGACGCCATGAATTACGTAGAGGATTTCGCCAGTATAGAAGAGATGTCGCGAAAACACTAGCGGGGATTATCGCAAGGTGTGCAGATACAGGATGAGACGACGCATATATTGTAGATGGAAGAGACAACCACGCACAATACCATATAAAATTCGACTGGGATGAGGGGAGGGTCCAGTCGGGTGTAAGTAAAATTGACATATTATGAAAATGATATATATACAAAATGCTATATCTATTTACATAATATTAAAATAGTAAAATGGTGCAACTTATTCCGGGAAACGACAACCCAACGAGAAACGATATTGACGTTTATATCACCCGTGAATTACAGTTCGATACGGAGAATAACTGTCATGATAATAACCTTGAAACAATAGTATATCGCACAGTTCGAGAGATTAATTCTAAGTCTGGTGTAGGTGCATTGCTTCACCCAGCTGAGGAATATTTCATTGAACAAGTTGAATCACGGTTATCGAATTAGTCATCTTTTGATTTTATCAGTGTATGCAGGTTTGTCATATTTCGTTTTACTAATAAACAACACCAACATAATCCAATGCTATATATGATTGACAGTATAACTCTGGTAGATGTACTAAATTGTAACGAATATAATGAATTGTACATAAAAGCCGATAAAATAAATACTCTTATATACGAAAACCACAAGAGATGTATAAAGTCAGTTAGTATATTCAAATATACATGATGTGCATATACATTGTTTATGTGAAAGGAAATGTATAACATAATGTTTGAGACTTCTGTTAAATTGTAGCCTTTCAATAGAAAATCTTTATTATCACCTGTTAATATTTCATATAAGATATACACTCCTGACAAATGGTGAGTAATATACACAAAATTAATATATTCTTTACTTTGTTGTTTATAATCACTTATAAAACGTGATAATATGTATAATGTGTCATAAATATAATATCCAATACTTAGGTGTATATAATAATCAATATTGTAGTCATAATTATAATGAAGTATATACGATACACAATGGATTGAACTAACAATATTATTCGTAATTGCTTGTTCGGGTATATATTTTGATATTTCGAAATAAATTCTTTGCCAGAAAGTAATGATGGGAAGAATATAACCAATATTCAATGTTAAGTTTAACATGATACGCAGTTATAAGTATATCATGTTTAATGTTTATATTGTATCATGTTTAATCCTTGTCTTACTCATTGATATCATCTATCATCAAAGTGACTACGTCTTTCTCTATTCCAACATTCTTTGCTACTTTCCGTATGACTTTATCAATATTGCCATTCTTCTCTCCATCCGTGACGGCTTTAGATAGCTTGAAATATGTTTCATTCTCTCGGGTATTGCTATTTAAACATTTTGGATTTGCCTTCGCCCATTCATTTACAAGTGCAACATTCTTCTGCTCTACGGCAAGAACCGCGTTCGTCATTTTCGCATGGTCAGGACCATCGCGCTCCCATTGGTTATTGTCCTTGACGTATAACGTCTCGCGCTTAACATCACTACAATGAACCGGGCGTTTATATACATCAGTTTTTTGGAGGTTGTCAATAAATATATTTGACATCCCTTCTACATAACCTAACCGTCCAACATTTTCGAGGTCAGTAAGGTTGAGTTGAATTGAATTCACGAAATCCTTCATATTCATCGCATCCTTGCATTTCTCATTCAGAAAAAAATTCATATTGAAGGTACTATTATTGTTATGACTGTTTGTATTTGTGCTATTGAATGTTGCGTGGTCGCCGTTTAATGCGACCCCAGGTGCGCATGCCGACTGGGTTGAAGAGTGCAACTGTGACTGATTATGATTTGTAACTTGTGTATGAGATGCCTTCATTAGCTCCAACATATGTGATTGAAATTGCGTGTTTGTAGTCATCATCTGCAACATCATCGTCATTTTCATTTTAATTTCACGATTTTCATCAGTAAGGTGTTTGATTTTTTTCTTAGTTTGTTCTTCATTGCTTGTTGTTTTTTTACGTATAATAACATTGTCAGTCTGGGGTATTTTTTCTACACTTGTTTGATTATCACTGCATATCTGATTGATATTTTCAGCACCACAATTATTTTTATTACATAACGACTTATGTCGCCATAATCCTGAATGATATTTATATGACTTAAAACAGTAAGGACATTTGTGTCCTCCTCCTTCGGATATTTTCCAAGGTTGGATAGATACAATTGTATCTTTTTCCTCAGGATATGGAAGGATATATCCGTGTTTTTTGTGCTTGGCTGTATCTAAATGTGTATTGTATATACTTTGTTTAAAGCATTTAAAGTCACACTTTTCACAATAAAAATTAGGTGGCATTTTGTATAAATGTATCTTGGATATTTTTTTTGTATCTTTTTGTATCCTAAAATATCCGTTATACAAAAATGTCCATTTTTGACCCCCCAAATTGACCGCCGGCGGCGACCCCAAAAAAGTCAGTCACAGTTTTTTTGCATGAAAAAACGGAAATAAGAGCATAATGGTCACAACCCCAAATTTTGATGTTTTGCATTTCATTTTTAAAATTGGCGGCGCGCAAAGGCCAAAATGGACATTTTTGGCGGACAAAAAATGTCCATTTTTGGGGGGTCAAAATTGGGTATTTTCTCTCAGACCATCGATTTTAAACGAATTATTTTCGGCGGTTTAATCATTGAACCATGATTCAATGTGGATTTGAAAATGAAAGTTTTGAAAACGAGTAATTTTGAACGGAATATTTTTGGCTGTGTTGAGAGAATTCCAATGAAATCTATTCTATACAAATGGGGATTTTTATTCAATAAATGAATTCTCTCGACGCTTACATTTTATAAACCCCAAGCCTGTAAAATTCAGCACCCAATTGCTCGCAATATTGCAGTTCATTCTCTACCTTCGGTAATTTCAAACTGCAATATACCGAGAGATTTTGGTGCTGATATCGCCGGGGTTGGTATTTTCGACCGTATAAACCTGAAACATCCGTCTCGCTGCAGAAACTCCGCATCGATAATTCGAGAGAAATTCAACTCATTTCATAAAATTGAACGAAATGAAATGATACCGTGTAATAAACATCGAAAAAAATGCGACCTCTTCAACTTGTTAGTCCTACCGACCTTCAACCTGGCAAAATATACCTAATTCGAGAGAAACGTCCCGAATACGCACACCTCAACTGCAAAGGTATGTTTGTCAAAAATGAGTACCCCGTTCATACCTACCAATGCACCATGACATATTTTACAAAAGTGGTTTCTACCGGCAATAAATCCCATCCAGACTTGAACCTCCAGGATACATATTGGAACTACTACGAAGCTGATGCCATTCAACGAGCACAGATTAACCATGTTTTGCGCGAAATAACTGGCGACCCCTCATTCGTTTATAATCAGTAAGGGAAATTCCATTCCAAGTTGGGTTGTACCGACTTCAATTCCATTTTCCTGTCACCTTGAACCAAATCCATTGTTTATTCTTTGTTATTATGTATGCATATCTCATCTTTTTTACAATTTGTTGGAATTAAAGTATTCAATGTTTCATGGCCGCAACCCAAACTCTAAACCAAGGATAATCGCAATCATTGAAAACCAACTGAAACCATAATTAAGAGATGCGCCTTTGAGTTTTCCGTAATAGTGAATCATGAAAGGCAACATGATAAAAAAAAGCACCCACGATAAGAACCACCCGGTGAATGCATATACCGAATATTTGATGATTTTGTCATATTTCACATAAAGTTCATAAAGTGTATCCATAATATATAATCATTAGGTAATAAGTATTCATAATACATAGTACCCTATCTCTCTCAATTTATTGTTTGCCAATATCCTTGAAGAACGACGTATCTCCTTGTAGCGTGTATTTTTTTCCGGTTCGAACATCGACGTAGCCATCAGTATCGGCGCAATTCTGGGCAGGCCAGCCAGTGTAACAGTACCACCCTGTGATTTTGGTGACATGCTCACGAAGTACCATGACGTAGTCATGATATAGTGTGGCATATTCCTCGCAACTCGAATTGTAATGTTCGATGGAATGAAGATGTGACGGGGTAATTTTCTGGTATTCATGCCAAGAACGTATAAAATGCGTTCGGTATTTATTCGTAGTCGCGGCGGCGGCGGTAGTAGATGATGACATCGAGAGTATGTACGTTGATTGATAACACTTGAAATGCATTCAAGTCTAAAAAACATTTCAATTTTATACAATAATATCTATATTCAGCCGACATACAGGGCAAGTTTGATGTTGAAACAACCATCTTGAAATACATAACGCGTGGAATTTATGACCACATGGCAATATCAACCATGCTTGAATATTCTCTACATCCATACAAATACAGCATTCATCATTTGGAGAAACATTCATTATCACTGGTAGTTGTGCCGGTAAAGAGACAATTTCACGTTGTACAATAGCGGCTGCGGCTGCGGCTGCGGCCGTGGAATTATTTGACGGTAGTACATAACGATATTGATTACAAAAATAGAACGACGAAACAAGACATACACTAGAAACAATAATAATTATATATATCGAAAAAAGTAGTAACATGTGAATATTTAAAACACTTTTTCCTACATTACACACCGTGATAAAATCAAACTGTGGTGGAAATGTCTTTATAAAGTACCCTATTTTTATTGCTAGTTCAACGATTGAAAATATCAATCTGGATTTAGGCCACTGTTGATGCTTCCATTGATTATACTCGTCAATTGATGAAAAGATAGTGCCGTATCTTCGATAATGTGCATACTCATAACGCGTACTGTTTGCGGTAGATAAAAACATTGCTCCAATCATCAAGATATACAGTTCAGGTACAGCGCACATCGTGAGTGTTGTCGTATAAACAACAAGTCCAATTGATTTCAATAACACATATATTTTCGAAAAAAAACGACGGTCATCATATATAAATTGTGGTCCAATATTTGTTTCTACATTTCTATTCAAAATATCCACTGCATAATCCATTATTTATATGTGTTTCATAATTGATTATACAAATATAACGATATAGGTTTAAATCCAACTACCTCCGCCGCGCGGTTGAGCACGCATATCCATCGAACCGCGCAAATTACTATTACTATTACTACTATTCAAACGCGAATATTCTGGCTGTTGAGGCGGAGCACGATATACAGCTTGTGCTGCAAACTGAGGAGGTGTTCCAACCGGAGCATATTGTTGAGGTTGAGGCATAGTTTGACCTCTCTGAGAACCGCTTGCCATACCATTTCCATTTGAACCACTGTTATCACCAAAGCTCGTCATACTACTATTTGGTCCTCGCATAGCCATGTTTTCCGTTCCTGAACTGCCGATATTATTCCCGACATAGCCGCTCCCACCGCCGCCGCCCCCATTAACAATATGATTACTAGCATTTGATTGTTGAGACTGTTGTATATCCAAATTACGCTTTTGTTGCAACTGCTCTAATGAAACACTTCCCACCTTGTCTGGAGAATAATTGTCAGGCGGCGTTTCAATTTTATCCACGATGTCAATCGTCGCATAGTTATACAGCTGCCGCATTCCACCGTTTCCTTTCGCGGAGAGTTCATCAGAACTTTGGTCTAAAAAACTGTAATTGTCAGATGCAACACCAAATCCACCCATACTTTCGCGTCCCAATGAAAACGCATTCGGTTCGCCGTTGAAATTTGTCGCCTGATTATTAAGAGCAACATTCTTCGGTTGAAAATGCTGTAAAATTTGCTCACCGTAAAGCACCATATGTCCCTTATTCAAGAGTAACAATGCGGGAACACGATTGACTTGAGGCGGTAAAAGTACCTTTTCACCGGTTTCGGTAACAATATGCCATGCACCCGAACCATTCGCCGCCCTGACGCGTTTATCGATGCAAAGAAAATGAATGTCATCTTGCACGCGCGATTTAGACAACGCAGTGAGAACTGCTTTGGATTTATCACAATGATTACTATAATAGATAATACACGACATTCCTTATTACTAAAGAATACATAAGTTTTTATGTATTTTTTAACGCGTTTAATGCCATTCGATGAAATAAAATTGATTAGAATACAATAGTTTATAACAATATAATATAAACCGTTCCATTATTGTTATTCAACGAAAGAATATGTCGTCAGCATCATCATCATTCAATCGAGGCGCCGCTGCAGCAGTTTCAACACCACCGCCTCGTTCTGCCCCTTTCCACTCCGTTTCGGCTGTTTCTAAATACATACCACGTCTCGTGTCTAAAACCGATGAAAATGGCCAACTCAAGTTCTCGATTGACCGTCTGAATGTAAGTTTAGCGAATGCACTACGACGTGTTATTCTATCTGACATTCCCACATTCGTGTTTCGCACATTCCCATATGCTGAGTGTAAGGCAAGTATAACCGTGAATACATCGCGTATTCATAATGAAATTGTAAAGCAGCGCCTTAGTTGTATTCCCATTCATATCACTGAGACTGATTTTCCTTACCAGGAATATGTACTGGAGGTGAATGTTGTTGCCGATGGTGGTGAAATTCGCTATGTTACGACAAAAGACTTTAAATTGAAGAACAAGACAAACGGCAAGTATCTCACCGATGTCAAAGTCCATGAAATTTTCCCACCAAACCCCATTACGGGCGATTACATTGAGTTTATGCGTCTTCTTCCGAAAATGACTGAATATGGCGAAGGTGAGCAACTAACACTTACATGCGAAATTGATATCGGAAGTGCAAAGGAGGACGGCGCATTTAATGTAGTAAGTACATGCGCATATCAAATGACGATGGACCCATCGAAAGTCGATGATGCATGGCGTGTGAAAGAGGCAGAACTTGTCAAGGAAGGTGTGGCAGCTATCGGCAGTGAAGAGATGAAAGCACAGAGAAAGAATTGGGCACTCCTGGATGCTCAACGCCAGACGAAAGAGGACAGCTTCGATTTCGTTGTTGAGACGGTAGGAGTATTCTCGAACGCGGATATCGTGAGTAAGGCGGCGCAGATTATGATAAACAAATGCACAAAGTTTATTCGCGATATTGAAAGCGGAGAGAACCATATCATTCCTACAGTAAGTACGATACAGAATGGTTACGACATTGAACTGAAGGGTGAAGATTATACACTAGGAAAAGTTCTCGAATTCTTCCTACACGACAAGCATTATGCAGATGACCAGACAGTTACCTACTGCGCATTTCGAAAGATACACCCACACAACCCGGATAGTATGATACGTGTAGGGTTTGCAGATACAGTGGGTGTAGATGAAGGAATTGTGGCTGAATATATCACGACATGCGCGAGAGATGCAATTGCCGTGTTTGAACACATCCGTGACCAGTTCAGGGAGTATTAATGTATATATGAACTAATAAAATAGGATGAGTTGAATAATAAAAAAATGATTTTAATATTTTTATTATTTACACGCTATTACATTATATATATTTATTATAAAGTATTATATATAACGTAATATGGATAAAGGTTCCTCAACAGATTATGTAGAATATACTGTTGAAGAACCTCTCCTCGAATTAGGCGAACTTCACGCCAATCGAGAACAAATTAAAGAATACATCAGGTCCAAACAACTTACCCGGCCCATTACACAATCGGAAGAAGAAGAACCCAAAGCTGGAAAATCCAAAGCTAGACCTGTCGTCCGCAAAGAAGAAAAAAACAAATTCGGCGAAGTATTCACACCGAACAAGTTAATTAAAGATATGCTTGATAAATTACCGAAGGAACTATGGGGCGACCCAACCAAAAAATGGCTGGACCCCGCTACAGGCTTCGCGAACTTTCCGATTATGGTTTATGAGGGTTTGATGGAGGGTCTTGCGGATCATCCGGAATTCACAGACTCAACCGTACGCAGCGAACATATCATTAAGCGAATGCTTTATATGGTTGAATACAACAAGGATAGCTGCAAAATAATCCGACAGAGATTTGGTACCGCTGCGAATCTATTATGCGGTAGTTTTTTAGAACATATTATATTCCCAGACAGTACAACTGAATTCGATGTAATTGTAGGCAACCCGCCATTTAATGCAGACCAGACACATGAAGGTAAAAAAGGCGGAGGCAGCAACTTGTGGCCTGAATTCGTAAATAAATCATTAGATATGCTATCTCATCATGGATATCTCTTATTCGTACATCCCGCGTTATGGAGAAAACCGCCATCTGACCGGGCAAGAACACTGTTTGATAAAATGGTTCATGATAATCATATGTTATACCTAGAAATACATAGTAAGCCTGACGGTTTTAGAGATTTCGGAGTTCAAACAAGGTACGATTATTATGTTATACAGAAGAGACAACCAAACCCGAGTAAAGATTTTACCGTCGTAAAAGACCAAATAGGACAAGAACATCCTTCAATCGATTTATCTCGTTGGCGGTTTCTACCGAACCATAGCTTTGAATTGATAGAACCATTATTAAGCGACAAAAAAGAAGATTATGTTATATTTAGTCGTGGGCAGTATGGTTCGGACAAAGATTGGGTAATAAGTGATGAAAAAAAGAGAGAGAATATAGAAAAAGATCGTGAATATCATGAATTTAAATTTCCGTTGGTCCATTCTACAACATTAAACGGACCTAAAATTTATTGGTCTAAGCGATTGAATGATGATTGTAAAGATTGTAAAAAGATGTTTGGTGTTCCAAAATTGATATTCGGAGAGTCAGGAATAAATACTGTCATTATTGACGATAAAGGTGAAAATGGAATGACGCAAGGAGCAATGGCAATCAAAATATCAGGCCGAGGCCAAGGTGAGATAATGAAAAAGGTCATTGAAAGTGCTGAATTCCACCGAATTTTAGACGCGATGTCATTTTCAAACTTCAGAATCGATTGGCGTATGTTTCTTTATTTTCGACCTAATTTTTACACAGACCCACAATTTGCAACTACGACCCCTTTTGTTAGGCCATCTGTATTAAAAAAAAGAGAAGCCAGAGAACAAGACCTCATGATGGATTTTGTCCAAACTAAAATAGCCCGTGATGATCCGCCAAAAACAACAAAGCCAAAAACAACAAAGTCAAAAACAACAAAGTCAAAAACAACAAAGTCAAAAACACAGTCACCGGTTAGTGAAGGTGGAAGAAAACGAAATTGTCGTAATTGCACGAAACGAAGAAAACAGTATTTAAGATATACAAGAAAAAAGTATTAGTATTACACACCATGCTTACCTCTAATATAATGAATAATGAATATAGTACGTTATCCTACCTACAAGCCATTAACAACAGATGCCATCGTGTCGTCCTCTATTGCCCCCGCCTGCTCTGCATTCGCTGCCGCCGTTCCGAAATCCATCGTCGCCGCCTCTTGTCGCGGTAATCTGTAATCATGTCCCTGGGTGAATATCGCATCGTCAGGCTGGTAAATACTGAATTCGGTGCCGGCGGTCAATCGAAACAAATTTGTGAATGCAAACATCGATAATATTCTCCATGCTGAAACAGAGATGTCACGCAATTCAAGGAACGACCATACAACAGCGTCGCGATGTTGTGCGTCAAAATTTTCAAAGTACAAGAAGATGTCTGAAATGACGAGACGTTCAGCATTAAGTTGTTTCTCTCGGTTGGCTTCAGTATGCGGCTGGTCCATCGTAGTCATGGCATTCACAAGTATAACCGATGTTCCGGTGAGTTTGCAAAGATTGGAAAACCTGGTTTGTAGTTTTCCGCTCGCAACAAGAAATGTCGCAACAAGCTGATTTTGAGGCCCGCGTTCATGGCGACTATATCCCGGAGCAGCGTGTGAATGAGAGCGCTGTAACGGGGATGCGCTCGGTACATCGTCGCTTTGACACATTTCGAGGTCTTCGTCGCCTTCACTCGCTGTTTCGATGTCATCATCGGCGTTGTTGCTGCGGAAATGCGAACGGCCCAATTCAGCATCTTCTTCTTCTTCTTGGTACCTGCGTGCGATGAGTGAAATCATTTGGTTGGTTCTGTTCAAGAAAGCCAGCTCTTTAGCCATAATGAGTGCAAGCGCTGCATTGTCGTGGTGAATGTGATTGTCGGTAAAATCCGACATAGCACGGGAACTTGCAATGTTGGCAGCAACTGACGGAAGACAACCGGAAGTGATGCTCGCGATGTCGCGGCGCTCGATTTCGGCTTCTAACCGGCGGATGTTGGTGAAAATTGGATTTCCATTGTGAAGGTTGTGACGCATGGAGGTTGTGTAATTCAACGCAGAGTATTTGATTTTGTCTCCGTCTGATGTGAATAGCCCTGGAAGATTTGTAATCGCCCTCATAGTATTGTAAATGTCGCCGTTCTTAAGGAATGATAACATGTTGTTCGTCGTCGGTATAGTAATGTGCTTGGTCGCTGTGGTATCATGATAACTTTGAAAAACATTTCAATTTTTTTCATTCACCATAAACCTTATCGCCGGCCGTTCTGTAGATTTGTAAAAATTGTGTAAAAATATATGTAAAATTATATTGTCATTTTACATATAAAGAAGCTACATGGCTAACTATCTAAATGCAGATATAAGTGGTCAAAGTTTTAGTGGGGCAAATTTAAGTGGGGCAATTTTTACGGGCGCCAATGCTACGAATGCCGATTTTACGAATGCCAATGCCACGAGTGCCAATTTTACGAATACAAATATAACAAATGCGATATTCAAAAACACGATTATAACTAGTGCAAATATTAGCACACTCACATTTAGTAATTTACAGAAGGGTCAATTATTGTTACGTTCGACAAATCAAACAATATCAGCAATAAATAATTTAACGTCACTTACTCTACGTGAGTTTCAGATTATACAGCCGGCTGTTTCATCTGATATGATTGCTGCTATACAAACCGTTACAGTAAAAATTCCTAATAGTCAAGGACAAGGATATACGACTTTAATTACGCCTATAATCAATCAACTAGTATGTATATTTGTTGCAACGAACCAGAATATCATAATATCCACAACTGTCGGGAATGTAAAAACAATACGAAGCAATGGTACAGTAATTCAGGATGTAGATAATGCAAATACACCAATAAATTATCTTAAAATAGGAACTTTACCATATCGTGTTACTGTTGGAAACGGTGATGGAGTAATTTCATTGATACCAGTAGATTTGAATGCATATCAGGTATATGGGTCTGGATTAGGGGATATTATTTCTTTAGGGTTTGGTAGTGGTGGAACAGGACCCACCGGAACATTTGGAGCTACTGGACCCACTGGACCTACAGGACGCACAGGACCTACCGGGCCAACTGGATGCACTGGTTCTACAGGACCAATAACACCCGGACCAACCGGGCCAACTGGACCTACTGGACGCACTGGACCGACTGGTCCAACCGGACCAACTGGACCTACCGGGCCAACTGGACCTACTGGGCCAACCGGGCCAACCGGACCAACCGGGCCTACCGGGCATACCGGGCGAACTGGACCCACAGGACCTACAGGACCCACAGGAACTACAGGACCCACTGGACCTACAGGACCTACCGGGCCAACCGGGCCAACAGGACCCACAGGAACCACAGGACCCACTGGACCCACTGGACCAACTGGAACCACCGGGCCAACTGGACCTACTGGGCCAACTGGACGCACAGGACCTACCGGGCCTACCGGGCCAACTGGACCTACCGGGCCAACTGGACCCACAGGACCCACAGGACCCACAGGACCCACAGGACCTACCGGACCCACAGGACCCACAGGACCAACAGGACCCACAGGAACCACAGGACCAACTGGAACCACAGGACCAACTGGACGCACAGGACCGACCGGACCAACAGGAATCACAGGACCAACAGGACCCACAGGAACAACAGGACCAACTGGACCAATAACCCCAGGACCGACTGGACCAACAGGACAAAATGGACCAACTGGACCAACTGGACCAGTAGGGGCGGTTGGAGTGATGGGAACGACTGGTCCAGCAGGTTCTAATATTATATTGTATTTGAACAGAAAAGATAATGCTGGTGTCACATCTATAAATCAACTTTCATTGATATCTGCTACATCTAATTTATTTTGGTCGGAAAGTGCAACAACAATAGCATTTGATGTATCAGCTGTTTCGACTGTAGTGGCAAGTTCATATGCTGGGTTATTTTCATCATTTACACGTGAGAGTTTTATAACTTCTGGATCATGGAAACTTAATTTGTTTGCAAGGAAAAATGCAGGATTGGTTTCACCTATACTGTATAGTGGATTGTATATTGTTTATAAATATGTTCCATCTGGATTTTATTTAAGAACTGGTGGTGGTTCCAACTGGCGTGACTTTATTCCATTGTTAAATCCAGATACAACTAATAATCTTCAAGGTTGGGATATAACAACAACTACAAGTCGATACTTGGAATTTGTGGATGTAAGTTTAAATCCTCAGAATGAAATAGCCAAACAGTTCAGTTATTTTGCAGCTTATTGGTTAAATGCAAATAGATTAAAAACTGGAGATAGTTTGAGTGTTCCACTGTATGCGAATGGTGTAAGAACAGGTGTAAGGTTCGTATTCACTGCTACAGCAAATCAATTTGTTCAACAAAATGGTGTATGGCTTTATACAGTATCTTCATACAAAGGTAAATTGTTATATGTTGGTAGTGATTGGCCTATTGTGAATTCTTATTTTCTATATAATGAACCAGCATTGACACCTCAAAACGATGGTATTTTAGCAGGTTATGCAGATAATCGATTATTTCAGAACTATTCAAGTGGAAATAACGCAACAGTAATTCTTGATACAGTAGAACCAACAATAGTACCACCGGTTACATTACCTCCGAATGTCGTTCAGATTGGTGGGTTTTCTAGTTCTGTGTCGGTAACTTCAACAAATACTGGTGAATACTTTTCAGAAATTTATTTACCACAAACGAATTTGCAAAATTATGGAATGCCATATTTACAAATTCAAATATATGCGTATAATCCTCATACAGAAGCAACTAGTGGAGCCCTTATTACTCAAACTGCCGCTGCATATGCAAATTTACAAATTGGTACAGGCGTACGTGGGCCCACTGGAATAATTGGTTCTACAGGACCAATTGGACCGACTGGACCTACCGGACCAATTGGACCGACTGGACCTACCGGACCTACCGGACCTACCGGACCTACCGGACCGACCGGACCTACCGGACCGACCGGACCTACCGGACCGACCGGACCAACTGGACCAACCGGAACAACTGGACCGACCGGACCTACCGGATGCACTGGTTCTACAGGACCAACTGGGCCAACCGGAACAACTGGGCCAACCGGGCCAACCGGATGCACTGGTTCTACAGGACCAATAACACCCGGACCGACGGGACCCACAGGACCAACAGGACCAACTGGACCAACTGGACCAACTGGACCTACCGGACCAACAGGACCGACTGGACCGACGGGACCGACGGGACCAACAGGACCAACTGGACCTACCGGACCAACAGGACCGACAGGACCAACTGGACCGACGGGACCAACAGGACCAACTGGACCTACCGGACCAACAGGACCGACAGGACCAACTGGACCGACGGGACCAATAACACCAGGACCAACAGGACCGACAGGACCAACAGGACCGACAGGACCAACAGGACCGACAGGAACAACAGGACCGACAGGACCAACAGGACCAACAGGACCGACAGGACCAACAGGACCGACAGGACCAACAGGACCAACAGGACCGACAGGAGTGATGGGTCCGACTGGTATAGTCGGTCCTGTCGGTCCCATCGGTTCTAACATTATATTGTATTTGAACAGAAAAGATGCGTGGGGCGGATCTACATCTATAAATGAACTTTCACCGAAATCCATTACTGCAGGTGATAACTGGTCGGAAACTTCATCAACAGTGTCATACAGTGTATCTGCCGGTTCAACTGTAGTAGTAAGTTCAAATGCCGGGTTAATCTCTGCATTTACAAGTGAAAAATTTTTAACGTCTGGTACATGGAAGCTTAATCTTTTTGCAAAGAAAAATTCAAACGTTCCAGACCCTATAATATATAATTCATTGTATATTGTTTATAAATATGTTCCATCTGGATTTTATCTAAGAACTGGTTTGACCAACTGGCGTGACTTTATTCCATTGTTAAATCCAGATACAACTAATAATCTTCAAGGTTGGGATATAACAACAACTACAAGTCGATACCTGGAATTTGCGGATATAAATTTAAATCCTCAGAATGAAATAGCCAAACAGTTCAGCTATTTTGCAGCTTACTGGTTAAGTGTAAATAGAGCACAAACTGGGGATAGTTTGAGTGTTCCAGTGTATGCGAATGGTGTAAGAACAGGTGTAAGGTTCGTATTCACTGCTACATCAGATGAATTTGGTATCCAACCCGGTGTTGGTGGATATAATTATTTAATATCTTCATACAAAGGTAAATTGATAAATGTTAGTAGTGATTGGCCTATTGTGACTTCTTATTTTCTAAATAATGAGCCCACACTTGTATATCAAAGTGACGGTATTGCGGCGGGTTATGCAGATACTAGACTACAACCGAATTATACGCGATTTCAAGGAATTCACGCAAACGTAATTCGTGATACAGTAAATCCATCAATAGTACCACCGCTTACATTACCTCCGAATGTCGTTCGGATTGGTGGATTTTCCACTTCCGTGCCAATTACTACAACTACTATTTCGGAATACACTACGTATATTAATACGCAATATATAGATATTGCAAATTATGCAATACCAAATTTACAAATTGATATATATGCACATAATCCTCATACGGAAACAGTGGGTGGAAATCTTTATTATCAGCGTTCTTCTACATTTACCAATTTACAGCTTAGTACAGGCATCATTGGCCCAACAGGAATAAATGGACCGACCGGACGAGTTGGTTCTACGGGACCAATAACACCAGGACCAACAGGACCGACCGGAACAACTGGGCCAACCGGACCAACTGGCCCAATAACACCTGGACCAACAGGGCCAACCGGAACAACTGGGCCAACCGGACCAACTGGCCCAATAACACCTGGACCAACAGGACCGACCGGAACAACTGGGCCAACTGGATGCACCGGTTCTATCGGACCAACAGGACCAACAGGGACAACGGGATGCACAGGTTCTACAGGACCAATAACACCAGGACCAACAGGACCGACTGGACCAACTGGACACACCGGACCAACGGGACCAATAACACCAGGACCAACAGGACCAACTGGACCAACCGGGCGCACCGGACCAACGGGACCAATAACACCTGGACCGACAGGACCAACCGGACCAACAGGGACAACCGGTTCAACTGGGCCAGTAACACCAGGTTCCACAGGACCAACCGGACCTACTGGACCTACAGGACATACAGGGTCCAATGGACCAACAGGACCTACTGGACCAACTGGACCTACGGGTTTGGCTGGTGTAGCAGGTCCAGCGGGTCCTATCGGGTCTAACATTATATTGTATTTGAACAGAAAAGATAATGCTGGTGCCACATCTATAAATGAACTTTCACCGAAATCTATCACAGCTGGTCCTACGTGGAGTGTAAGTTTAACAACTGTGTCATACAATGCATCTGCTGGTTCAACTGTAGTAGCAAGTTCAAATGCTGGATTAATATCATTATTTACAAGTGAGAAATTTTTAACGTCTGGTACATGGAAACTTAATCTTTTTACAAATAAAAATTCAAACGTACCAGACCCTATAATGTATAATTCATTGTATATTGTTTATAAATATGTTCCATCTGGATTTTATTTAAGAACTGGTGGTTCCAACTGGCGTGACTATATTCCATTGTTAAATCCAGATACAACTACAAATCTCCAAGGTTGGGATATAACAACAACTACAAACCAATACATGCAATTTGCAGATATAAATTTAAATTCTGGAAATGAAATAGCCAAACAGTTCAGTTATTTTGCAGCTTACTGGTTAAATGCAAATAAATTAACAAGTGGGAATAGTTTAAGTGTTCCAGTTTTTGCAAATGGTGTAAATTCAGGTGTAAGGTTCGTATTCACTGCCACAGCAAATCAATATGTTCAACAAAATGGTGTATGGCTTAATACAGTATCTGCATACAAAGGTAAATTGATATATGTTAATAGTCACTGGAGTGCTGTAAATAATTATTTTCTATATAATGAACCAGCATTGGCACCTCAAAACGATGGTATTCTAGCAGGTTATGCAGATAATCGTTTATTTCAGAACTATTCAACTAGTACTTATAGTAACGCAACCGTAATTCTTGATACAGTAAATCCATCAATAGTACCACCAGTTACATTACCTCCGAACGTTGTTCAGATTGGTGGGTTTTCCACTTCTGTGCCAATTACGACAACTACTATTTCTGAATACACTACTTACATTAATACACCATATATCGATATTGCAAATTATACAATGCCTTATTTACAAATACAGATATATGCGCATAATCCTCATACAGAAACAGTTGGAGGAAATATTTATCATCAGCAATCATCTACATATACCAATTTACAGCTTAGTACAGGCATTCTTGGTCCAACCGGAATAGTTGGACCGACTGGAAGAGCCGGACCACTAGGACCGACTGGGCCAACACCAACATTTTCAACGACACTACAAGATGAGTTATTACCTAATGGCCAATTTCAAAGTTTTACATCACCTAACGCATATTTTACAAATACATTTACATGGGATTTCGACAATTACGATTATGTTGTCTTACTTGAATTTCAGCAAACGAGTTCTGGTGGTGCAAGTCATTTGAAATATACTTGGTTTGATGATGCAACTGTATCTCGTTATAGTTATACGTATATTGCAAACTCAGAAGGTGCAAGTAGTATTGGCGAAGAAAATACAAATAATTTCATACATCTCGATGTCATTAATTCATCGGTAGCACCTGTGGTAATTGACCATTATATCAAGATTACATTTACACGACCAAAATTCACAACTAACACAATTTTCGGTAATATAGAACATTATTCAAACGCAAGAGACACAAATGATATACCTAACCGGACATACCGACAGAATTCATCTACTGCATATACTTCAAGTAGTGTAAATACTGGGACTTTTTCTTCCAGAATTGTATTTTACAATGCGACAAATTCTCAAGTGGCTGTAACAAATAAAGCTTACTGTAAAATTATGCGAAAACCACGCGCTGAAAGTGGTGGTGAATTTCAGTCGATTGGTTCGACTGGACACACGGGAGCCACCGGACGAACTGGGCCCACCGGACCCACGGGAACTATAGGAGCCACAGGAGCCACTGGCCTACAAGGACCGACGGGAACCACTGGGGCTGTAGGACCGACTGGACTGACTGGTTCGACTGGACTAATCGGACCGACTGGTCCAACCGGAACCACTGGAAGCACTGGAAGCACTGGGGCTGTAGGGCAAACTGGTTCGACTGGACCAACCGGCATACCAGGCTCGACGGGTCCTAGTGGTGTATCCGCAACAGCGCCAGCAGCATACGGAACTTATCGAGTAACCGATAGAAGTACCGTTGGAGACTATACACTAACTAGGCAAGAAGGAACCTTAAATGTATCAAATTCTTCTTTTGTAACTCTTACTGCAGGTTTGACATATGAGCTAACTGCTTCAATATCTATACGTTGTGCATTCTCGATATGGTCATGGCATACTGAAGCAGGAGTTGTTCTTGGCAATTCCGGTAATTCTTTTTCAACTAATTCTAACGACCCGGGTGTGTCTTCTACAGCTTATGCTGTTTTCACACCTAGCACTAATACAAATGTTAAGATTAGATTAACTACTATTTCGTCGTATGTTGCGACTAACACCGATGTGGGTCAAATAAGTATTATCCAAATGACAGCCCAAGGACCATCTGGTGCAACTGGACCATCTGGTTCAGGCGGTGCAGGTTCTACTGGCCCAACCGGTCCATCACCGACTTTCTCAACTACACTAGAAGACCGTAATTTGCCAATTGGAAATTTCAACGGATTTATAAATAATGCATATTTCACAAATTCACAATCATGGGATTTTACAAATTATGACTACGTTGTTTTATTTGAATATCGGCAAACATCTTCATTAGGAAATACACATTTACGATATTCATGGTTTGATGATGTATCAATTCAACGATATTGCTACCTCTCGATGGATAATTTAGACGGAACACACGCGACACAAGATACAAATGAGCCCATTCTCTTATTTTTGAATGGAATTACAAGTGATACAGGCCCAATGGATATTCAGCATTATATTAAAATAACATTTACTCGACCTAGATTTTCAACAAATACGATACTTGGTAACGTAGAACAAACATCTACTGCAATAGACACTAATGGATTTCCAACTCGTTCATTCAAATCTATAGGAAGTATTTCATATTCATCGGCAAGTGTTACAACTGGTATATTATCTTCACGTCTTGTATTTTATACTGATGCAAGCGGTGGAGGTGTTGCCAATCAAGGATATTGTAAAATCATGCGAAAACCGCGTGCAGAAAGCGGCGGAGAGTTTCAATCAATTGGTTCGACTGGACCGACTGGACCTGCGCCTACATTTTCAAGCACACTACAAGACGCATTATTAACAAATGGCAACTTTAATAGTTTCACGACCAATGCATATTTTACAAATACACAAACCTGGGATTTTGATAATTATGATTACGTTGTTTTATTTGAATATAGACAAACTGCTTCACTTGGTAATGTGCATTTACTATACTCATGGTTTGATGATTTAACTACCCAACGATATTGTTACTGGTGGAATGACCATATAGAAGGAACAGGTTCGTCCGGTGAAGATAACCGACCATTGGTTGTATATTTAAATGGAATTACTAGTGCAACCGGGCCAATGGACATTCAACATTATATTAAAATGACATTTACCCGTCCGAAGTTTTCAACAAATACGATTTTGGGGCATATTGAACATAGCTCAATCGCAAGAGACAATAGTGGATTTCCAAACAGGACATATAAGTCTATGGCAAGTACAGCATATTCATCGACAAACGTAACATCTGGTGTATTATCATCACGGTTGGCATTTTACGTGAATGTTAATAATGCCGCGGTTGCAAATCAAGGATATTGCAAAATCATGAGAAAACCGCGTGCTGAAAGTGGCGGTGAGTTTCAATCAATTGGTTCGACTGGACCGACTGGACCTCCTTCTGGTGTTGTAAGTGTCACATCGAGTGATAGCACGATTACAGCAACAACAACAAGTGGCGCTGTTAATGTGAGAATACCGGCAAATTTACAAACCGCAATTAGTATGTTTTTTAGTACGAGTTTTTCAACAAACCAATTGATAACATTCCCGACCACGATGGATATGCGAAATTATGATTATGATTTCGATATCGAAGTAAAAAGCACAAGTTATTACATTTGGACATATTTTAAGTTCAATAATGCGACAACTATTGACTTTGGTTGTCAGGTTACATATATGGGTGGTCCAGCAACTGCAACAGGGCAAAGACGTTACGACACTCAAAGTGCATGGCAACAAACTGGTACGACTTGGAACTATTCTGTTCAATCTGGTAAAAACAATACTACAACTGCATCATCCATAAGAAATAACTGGCGTATTATTTACCGTATGAGGGCATTAAGTCAAAATGAATTCATCATGATCGCCACAAGTGATTTTTATAACTGGACCGATAACTGGAGTGGTGACCAATGTTATGATGGTGCTTATTGTAACTGGATGAAATTTCGCGTGAATTCCAGTAGTGCTGGTGCAAATGATGCTACACGATGGGCGCCATCTAATTTTCAAATCCGGATAGGTGATGGTTCTGGTACTGATACAATCGCATCAACATCTAACTTAACGATAACGCAAGTAAAGAAGCATCAAATTTAATCGTTATGATTACATAGATAAAAATATATTACTATTACATACATATCATCGTATTCGGCTAATTTATTTGAACAATGTCTATGTCGTCATTTAGGACTGATAAGGGTGCGCATGTTCATATACATCCAATAACAATCACTCTTTCTCAGTCTGCGTCATTTCGTTGCATTATTTACACAGAAAATCCAAAGGATTGTATTCATCAGAATTATTATTTAGAAGGGTCCGATTATATAAATTGGGGGTCAAATGATGATTATATAAAGAACTGGATTTGTGACAAAGAGCCGTACATAGGACGTCCAGTACAAAATGAATGAATGTATGAATGTATGAATGTATGAATGTATGAATGAATGCATGCTAGTATTTTATCTTCAGAAGCACGCTACTAATTTTATATGTAAATATAAATTATGATTTACATATAAGAAGGAATGACAGATTATTCAAACCAAAATATAACTGGTACTAACCTTACAGGTGTAAATTTGACAGGTGCAAATTTTACGAACACCAACGCGACGAATGTCATTTTCACAAATGCGATTATTACCAATGCAACATTCAGAAATACGCTTATAACTGGCGCAACCCTTACCGGAATAACCTTTAGTAATTTGCAGAAAGGTCAGTTACTTCTTAGAGCGGCTAATTTGAATATAACAGCGATTAATAACCTCACATCATTGTCAATATCAGAATTGAGAACAATACAACCAGCGATTTCATTACGAAGTTTAAATCTTATAAAAACGATAACTGTGACGGTTCCTAATAATGCTGGACAAGGATATAATGTAGCAATAACGCCAATTCTAACTCAAGCTGTATGTATATTTGTTGCAATAAATCAGAACATTGTTATATCAACAGGTATAACAACTATAAAGACAATACGAAGTAATGGAACTGTAATACAGGATATTGACCGGTTAAATGCCATAATAACACATTTGATTATAGGTTCAGTTCCGTATCAAGTTTCGATTGGAAACGGTGATGGTGTAATTATGTTGGTTCCTATCGATTTGAACCAGTATAAAGTGAATGAAAGCGGCATAGGCGACATTATTTCTTTGAACCGATATCCACGATATAATCTATATTGGGGTAATGGTACATCTACTACCGCAAAAGTAACATTTAACTTAGGAGCTACAATTGATTTACGTTTTAATAAAATACAAGGAACTGCAAAATTACGCGCTACATCCACCTTTAACTATCCCCTCATGGTATTCAATACAAATCATACATATCCTAGCGTGAATAATTACGTGAATGAAATGGCATCAAATCAAGTCCTGAACCATACAACAGCTCCATATCCTGGGACAATAGCTCATTATGAGTATCATGACCGTTCTATGTGTTTTAGTATAACTCCTCCAGTTACAGATGCAATTTCAAATGATATTTGGTATATATTAAACTTTGAAATTAATGGTTGTTACGATGTTGCAACAAATACCACACGACAAATGGTATGCCGAGGTAATATGACATATGTAATTAAGGCGGTTGGGTCGATTGCTCAATATAAATATACCGGTATGTTCGAACGAACAAATGATCTTACAACAATAACACATATTGGATTTGGTGCTTATGATAATAATAGTGGTGCATTAAAAGGCGCTAACCTATCGATTGAAGTAATTCCGTTAGGCCCATATAGCGTTCAATCTACAGCATAACCGTTATTTACGTTAATAAATATAATAAATATAATAATAGAAATATATACGCGATGCTTAAGATAATTTTAGCAACAATCGAAGGTCCAAAAATTGACCTTCAAAATATATCTATTGTTCCAACTGTCTCCGCAACAATTAAATATGTTTTAATCATGCCCACTGGAAATGAACATTATGAAATAACAATTGAAGGCGAACAATACTCTCTATGGGGAAATGATGATACCATTATTTATCATTTACTTTGTGCTCGCCATAGCTTACACTATAAGCCATACCAAGAGCCCGAGTTTTTTGAAGAGATTATCGTCTGGAAAGATGAAGTAAGCGGTGAGATGAAAAATAAAAAGGTTCAATACCCAAATCCGAAATACGTTGCACCGATATCCGAACCTGCGCCTACGCAATAAATACATATAAATATAAAACAGTCTTTTCATTATACAATTCATACATCTTGTTTTCAAGACTCTCGAAGATATGAATTATATAATGGCCAATAACGAACGAACCCGTGCAGCCGAACATCCTCAATTACTCGAGGGTCTAACTAACGCAATCGCTGAATATGACATCATTGAGGGCGGTTCATTTCAAATCGAACATCAAAGAAATCGTCTTCGCGAACTTGTTGAAAAATCGTCCCCCAAATCAATTATGGAAATCGGATTTAATGCCGGTCATTCCGCGCTGTTATTTCTTGCAATTACGCCACCTGAAACAAAAGTAGTCAGCTTTGACCTTGGTGAGTATGCTTATGTATTTGCAGCGAAGCGTTATATCGATACGGTATTTCCTGGACGTCATACACTTGTTACCGGTGATAGTACGGTGACACTCCCAAAATATGAAGAACAGGTTGCGCACCGGATGAAGAACCCCGAAACAGCGCCACCTTTACGTTTTGATTTTATTTTTATTGACGGAGGACATCAAGGTGAAATTCCAATGAAGGATATTTTCAATTCACAGAGATTAGCAGCTGGTTCGCACACAGTAGTTGCAATCGATGATATATGTAAAACACAAGAACGTCATGCACACTATACGATAGAACCTACAAATGCGTGGTTACAAATGATTTTGTCGGCATTTATTGTTGAAGACGGTTATGATGATTATTATGAAATAATGTCGAGAGATAATACATTACTGGACCCAAACTGTCGCGTGCGTGGGATGGCATGGGGTAAATATTGCTTTTTACCAGACAAACATGTATCTGATAATAAAACATCAAATGAATTATCTTTACAAAAAATTCGGCATCGATATTACCAAAATAGTAGTAAATACATGGACCGAAATCAAATGCTTCAAGAAATTCATAACCAACATCATTATTACAAGGGACATGAGAAATTAGTTGCAATAGCTGATATGTATCTCGATTATTTTCCGACGTATAACAAGCGCGACACAAATTATGTGCGGTTTTATCGTGCGTGTTCAAACTTTACACTAAATCCAGTGGCAGCAATACAACAGTTTGAAGAAATTGTCGATACACCGTCGCCACCTCCAAACGCGCCAAATGGTGTCAATGATAATGACTCGGAATTACCGGATTTTATTAAAGAAGCATCATTGGCCAACTTAGGTATGCTATATCCCGCCGACCCCTGCTCCCAAATCCCGAAAATTATTCATTTGCTTTATTTTGGTGAAACCGACTTTTACAATTTTCATCATCGGTGCGTGCATTCCATGTTGCAATATATGCCGGATTATGAAATCCGGATTTATAATGCAAAAGAACCCATAGGAAATGAATACTGGGATGAAATAAAAACTCATCCGCGCGTATGTATTCATAAAATGGAAGCTCCACAATATTACGATGGGTTTGAACTAAAACATTTTCAGTATAAGGCAGATGTATCGCGTCTAGAACTATTATATGAGCACGGAGGAGTTTATTTAGATATCGATATGCTGATTATTCGTCCATTTCACGAAGTGTTTAATTCCGGTCATTCATTCTATATCAGTGAGGAACGTGAAGGTGCAAATGGACGCGGTAGTGGTGCGCTCATTAACGCATTTTTGGCGTCAAAACCGAAGAATGAATTCATTAAGTTATGGCTGAATGAGTTTAAATCCGGTCTCCGGTTAGGTATATGGGCTCATCATATTCGGGATTCAAATAAGCAACTAATCGAAAACCATCCACATTATATGCACAAGTATCGTATTCGCGTACTTGATTGGAAGATGTTTATGCCGCTTCACTGGCAGGATACCGAGGCTTTTATACGTTCCGAGACTTTGCCTTATGAATTTCCACATGAGTCGTATGGAACGCATTTATGGGAGACAATCCTTGGTGATATCATGCGTAGAAATGAGTTTCTTCATAGGCAGAAAATGGAACTTACTGTATATCAAGAAAAACAACAAATTCCGCAATTGGCGCCGAAATTTATAGTTCAAGAATGCAGTGTTCGAGAGAATAATGACAATAATGATGAATGCGATGAAAATGATCTTACGATTTATCCTGAATATTATCACACTCTGTGTAATGACCAATATGTCGATAAATATATTACAAAAGGCAAACATTGTGGGTATTTTATTGAAATGGGTGCAGGGGATGGCGAAAACGGGTCGGCGACTTATTTTTTCGAGAAATATCGTGAATGGCGTGGTCTTGCTGTCGAACCTGCAAAGATATATGAAACATCGCTTCGAAAATATCGTACATCTCCGATTACATCTGCTGTTTCAAACGTAACCTCATCAATTACAAATGGAAGTGGAAGTGGTGCGATTTTTTACGAAATAGAGCATCCAGAGTTAAGCGGTTTAAAATGTTCGCTTGAAAATAACAAGGAGGGTCAAGAATGGACACATTCGGGTTTCAAGTCTTATAAAGTAGATACTATTACTCTATATGATTTGTGTTGTCAGAATTCAGTACCGGAATACATAGATTACTGTTCGCTTGATTGTGAAGGTAGTGAATACGAAATTCTCTCGACGTTCTTTGAGGAGAACAAACTTTCAGCCATTACTTCGCAAGAACCCGTGGAAAATGAATGCATTAATATGATTGTATTGAACAAAGTGTTTTCAATTGGGTTTATCAGTGTTGTTGTAAGTTCAGATAAGATGTATGAACGATTACAAGATGTAATGATACGAAATAGATATGAAGAAACGACGAACCCATATCTCTCAGTAATTAAGCCCGTATCAAAAGATGTTTATAAACATGCAAATACAAAGTACTTTAAATTAATGAGTAATAGTAGTGAAAGTAATAGTAATAGTAATCGTAGTAGTGGAACTCATAATTCACCGTTATTCAGCGACCGTTCTATATCATCCATTTCTTCAGATGTAAATTTTACACCACAGGCTATACAAACCCCACCGTCTTCCCCCGAAATAATGTTGGCGTCAATTGATGAAAAAGCGTCATCGTCTGCATTATCATGTTCATTTTTACACAGTCCTCCATTTGCAGATGAAGTCGTAGTCATTTGTTTAAAAGAACGACCTGAACGAACAAATTATGTGAGCCAACATCTAGCATCGCATGGAATAAAACATAAAATTTTGCTGAATAATATTCATCCGGAAGATACGAAGATAGGGTGTTTTCGTTCGCATATTAGTGCGATCCGGTATGCTGAAGATAAAAATCTCTCGAGTGTCCTTATTCTAGAAGATGACGTCCTGATTAGAGAGAATATCCACGAACTACGTACAATCTCATTTCCATCAAATAACTGGGATATTCTATATTTTGGCGGTATTTTAACAAAATATGATGGAATGGACGACTCTCGAAAATGGGTAAATGGGACCATATGGTGCAACCATGCTTATCTTGTGAAACAGCACATGTATAAACCAATTCTTGACTTGGTCGATACATATCCGAACTTAATAGAGTTGGAACGCAAGAATATCGATTACATGTATACAGAATATATACAACCGAAGTATAAGTGTTGGCTTGCAAACGAACAATATATCGTTCAAAAAGAAGGATATAGTGAGATAGATGGTCGAGTGAAATGGGCAGCTGGGTTTGATTGGTCGACATTTTCAATGAAAGTCGTTTAACTTCGCATGGGGGGGAGTATAACGGTTTGAAAATTAGAACGATGGATATCATTCTGTGCATGACTAGGCTCTCGAACCATTTCAAATCCAGCCTGGTAAAATGGATGCGGTAGTCTATCAAATGATTGAACATAACCTCGAAAATCCATTTCGAGCAACCACATGTCGAGAGGTGTTTTCATAAATAAAGCAGTGTCAGTCTCTACTGCATCAAGTAATCGTTTCGCACCGCGTTGGCTGACAATATAAGCACCCGCGGTGCGAAATAATGGAGAGAACCAAACATTCCGCCCGCCTTGAATGACGGCTGGCGAGAGATTTCGGCGTTTATAAATTCCGGTGGCGAGAGATTTACGATAATGTGTGTCGAGAGTCTGATGTGTTGTTTTTTGAAATTGGAAGTATGGTGATATTGCGCCATCAATATCATAATCAGGCGTCCATTGTCCTCCGACGTATAATACATCGAAATCAACTGTATTGGTTTGGATATCATCTACAGTTGTTTTAAATCTCTCAAGCGTGTGTTCAGAAAACATGACATCGTCTTCGAAAACGAGCAAAAAATCTGCATTTGGACGTTCTGCGTGATGCTTCCACAATGAATAATGGCTTAACGAACAACCTACCTCACCCAAAACGCGTTGTTGGTCGCGTACTGTGTCCAGTAAATCTGGGAAATCATAATAGACACTCGAGAGATTTTGACCATCTATTGCAGGAAAACGGCGAAAAGGAACCGGTGAATTCTTATGAAGATATTCCATACGGTCAGGGCGCCGTTCTAGATTAATTACCGCAATATCTACCCTTTTATTGATATCCATTATGCGAAAACGATATAATATAATTATGATTACATTTATACTCTTTCAATTGCATATATCATTTGGTAATATGCAATTGAATAATTATTATAATAAATGTTCATTTATAAATTCAGTTATATACGTACCATTACGAATATGAACATTGCCGTCACTTAATTCTTTTATCAAAAACCCATTTTCATCTGCATATTTGTTATAAATATCAAAAAACACATATCCTTTTTCAATACATTTTTCTTTTAACTTTTGATTGAAGTATAAGACATATTGTTTTCGTTCCTCATCTGTACCTAAATATGGATATTCATGATTTTCATAAGTATTATATTTATGAACAGGCGGGACAACATTATACACACATACATTTTTTAGTTTAATTTGTGAAATGGTTATATTTAATTCGATTGCATCAAAATAGTTATTAATTATGTTGTTGATAATATCTTGATACGTCATTGTATCTTTTATATGTTTATGAATATGACATCTACAATCAATTTCACCGAAACAAAAAATGATCGTATCTGTTTCATTAATATTAAAGTTTCTAATATCACATCTATTTAATTTTTCATTACCAAAGCTATAACATAAAACTGGGCCTAAATGATGATTTAAAACTCCAGATAAATTAAACAAAGAATGACTGTCTCCGATTGTATGAATAGACATTATATATATGTTTGGTTAAAAGATATTGTATTATCAAACTGTACCATCGTTTGTTCGTTATATCCATAAATTAGAGTAATTCATAAAGTACCTCAAGTTTTTTACCAACCATCTGCCGCAGGAAAATTGTAATAAGGATATGACGAATATGGTGGTTAAATGTTATACAAAAACATATGATTTACAATAAATGTTCATTTATAAATTCAGTTATATACGTACCATTATTAATATGGACATAACCGTCACTTAGGTCCTTTCTCAAAAACCCATTTTCATCTGCATATTTGTTATAAATATCAAAAAACACATATCCTTTTTCAATACATTTTTCTTTTAACTTTTGATTGAAATATACTGCGTATTGTTGTCGTTCTTCATCGGACCCTACATACGGATATTGAGGGTCCTCGAAAGTGTTATATTTTTGAATAGGTGGTACGATATTATAAACACAAATATTTTTGAAATTAATTTGTGAAATGGTTATATTTAATTCGATTGCATCAAAATAATTATTGACAATATTATCGATAATATGTTGAAATGAAACTGTATCTGTTATATGTTTTTTAACATGACATCTACAATCGATTTCACCTAGACTAAATATAATGGTATCAGAATTATTGATATTGAAATTGCGAATATCACATCTATTTAATTTTTCATTGCCAAAGCTATAACATAAAACTGGACCTAAATGATGGTTCGTTATTCCTGTAAAACCAAAGTATGAATGACTATCTCCTACTGTGTGAATAACCATAATTATGTATATAAAACGCTTTGCAAAATATATTTTAATTTCAAACGATAGATACTAATTATTTTTATCCATCTATAATATCCACGATTACCCCTTCTTTAGGAAAACGAATTAAATCGTTATTGACTATATAATTACATCATCATTACGTGATATTTAAGACCAATTATCGTAACATGTCGGCAGTTATTATGAATGAACCATCATCATCAGCATTATCATCATCGTCATCATCGTCATCGCCCTCATCAACAACCGCGCCAAACACAGTTAATATGAAACCCCAAGTTATCGAACCGCTATTAGAAGAAGACCATAATCGGTTTGTTTTGTTTCCGATTAAAGACGCAACAATATGGAATATGTATAAAAAACAGGTGGATTGTTTTTGGCGAGCGGAAGAGGTCGATTTAACGAAGGATATCGCCCACTGGAATTCACTGAATAGTGACGAGAGATATTTCATTTCGATGATACTTGCGTTCTTTGCAGCGAGTGACGGAATTGTGATGGAAAATCTTGCACAGCGGTTTATGACAGAAGTGCAACTGGCTGAAGCGCGTGCATTTTACGGATTTCAAATTGCGATGGAGAATATACATTCACAAATGTACAGTATCCTTATTGACACATATATCAAGGATAGTGTGGAAAAAGACCGATTATTTAATGCAATTCAAACATTTCCATGTATCAAGAAAAAGGCAGATTGGGCATTGAAATGGATTGGCGATAAACGTAGTACATTTCAGACACGTCTCGTTGCATTTGCATGTGTTGAAGGTATTTTCTTCTCTGGTGCATTCTGCTCAATTTATTGGCTGAAAAAGCGAGGTCTCATGCCTGGTCTAACATTTAGTAATGAACTCATCTCTCGTGATGAAGCACTTCATACTGAGTTTGCTGTGTTATTATACACGAAGATGATGAAGAAAATTCAACGTCATCGTGTGTATGAGATTGTGCGTGATGCAGTAGAAATTGAAAAAGAATTCATATCTGAGGCTTTACCGTGTCGTCTCATTGGTATGAACGCCAAATTAATGTGTCAATATATTGAGTTTGTCGCCGACAGGTTGGTATTGCAGCTTGGTTACGATAAAATATATAATGCAGCAAATCCGTTTGATTTTATGGAAATGATTAGTTTGGCAGGGAAGACAAACTTTTTCGAGCGTCGGGTTGGGGAATATGCCCTTGCAGAAAAGAAGGTGGCAGATAATGTGTTTGAATTTAATGCTGATTTTTAACGAAGGTTATCTTTACTATTTTTCTTATTTTTTGACTTGTTTAATGGGTATTTACGTGATAAAAGGTGTAAATAAACATTGTTTATATGAAACTACGCAACGGATATTACATGAACAATGCTCTCATTCCGAATTGTTTATGACCATGTAATCCGGTCGATGTGTTCGGTCGTTGTAATGGTATCATGATGTCGGCATTTTGCTTGACGTTTTGATATACTCGAGTAGAATGGGACCCAGGTTTTGAAGCCGCGCTTGCTATTGTTGCTGCTGCGACTGTATTTAACCTTTGTTGTTCGCTAACGAATGGTCTATCTTGTGGTATAAATAAACCTGTATTGGTATTACGCTTGAATACCATATCACGGTTAATCATAAATGGTAATTTTTCATGTATTGGAGCATTAATGGTATTTACACCACTACTTCCATCCGGCTTACGTGTGTGAGAATGTATATCGTTTTGATATGTTTGAACTGAATGTATATTCTTATTTACATCTACAATGTAATCATTTTGTAATTGTTTTATGTTACGCATAGCATGCAAAGGTGAAACATGAATTTTATTCACTTTATCAAGTGATTGTTCTTCAAAATGTAATTGAGAATATAGTATATACGTATCGAAAGAAGTAACATCAATGATATGCGTTTCATTAAAAATTGTGTGTGTAACGTTTGTTAATTTAGATAGTCCATCAACATTATTTGGCATAATTGACGTCGCCAATTCATCTCTGCAGATGAGACGTTTCATACCATCTGCAAATTGAAGAATTTTCATATTTCCAATTGTATAAAAATTACTTCTGTCAATCGTAAGTCCAAATTGTTTCGCGCGCTGATAGATAAGGTTATCCTCACCACCCCATGCCCAAAAATTCGGAAATCCATTAATTCTCTCGAAATCTACACCTCGAATTGAAAATATTCCCCCAAGTGCAAAATGAAATCCGTAGAAATGTTTTATAACACCATATTCAGTATGATAGTTTAATACATTTTTGTCATACGGCAATGTGTCGATATCATTAAAAATAAAGATGATATTCTTGTAATCCTCGGGATAGGCGTCTTTTAATGCTAAAAATCCGATATTTTTCATGGCGCCCCGGTTAAATGGGCGTTTATCGTTTTGATGCACAAAATAATACATCCAATCATCGGCGGGTATATCCTCCATAACTTTGTAGATATATGTACTAAAAAATACGCGATGAGGCTCGCGGTCACGATAAGGAACAATAAAAACGTATTTTGGAACTTTTACGAATGATGAGCTGACATCTGTATCCATAATAGCGTATTGTAATAGGCTAACTAGGAAGAGAGTATAATATCATAATATAAGAAAAATATGTTATTATAACGATAGACGAATATTATAATGACGAACCGGCTGAAGTAGCGGTGGGCGCATATTTTGCAATTATCATCTTTGGAATAAGTTTGTCGCGCATATCATAGAGCTTTTTATAGCATTTATTGATTGTAACTTCGCTCATGTCACTAATACGATTCACGTCTTTTTTTGTAATTGGTAGATGACACATACAAGCGACGAAGTAGATAATGCCGGATGCGATGCTGTGAGGCGTGTTTTCAGGTATCAGGTTTTGTTTTTCAATCATGACAGCAATGAATTGGCAGAGCTTGGTTAGTTCGTCGTTGATGGATAGACGGCTGCAATATCTCTCAATGAAAGCTTCCGGTTTCGTTTTACAGAAGTTCGTCTTCTCTGAATTGTCTAAATTCGATTCAAGTTCGTTGATAATGCTGACGGCATTTTTACACCCTTTTGTTGCACTTGTATTATCCAAATTGAAAATACTTGCGATTTCTTTTGGTGTGCGCGGACAGTTATGTATTTTACAAGCGATGTAGATAGACGCACCGACAACTCCGTCACGATTGAGACTACGAAATGTTTTGTGCTCAGATATGCGTTTATGTACGCGGAGTGCTTCGTCGATAATCATCTTGGAAATTCCTTTGTTTTGTGCGAAAATGGTGATTTTCTGAAACATATCATATTGCGCCTTCTCTCGATACGGCATGGACTGCCACTCGGTATAACGACGGATTTTCATCATGTCTTGTGAATAAGAGCCACCTTCGCACATCACTTTGCAACCATATGATGATTCCTTGAGTAATGGATTTACCGGCATACCACAACGAGTTGGGTCATTATTTTGATTGTCGTCGGCTCCATAATATCGCCATTCTGCACTCTGGTCGAGAGATTCGTCTTTATACAGAATACTACACGCCGGATTTTTGCATGTTAGAAATCCATCGTCAGTAAGAACGACATCACTAGAACAAACTTCGCAGTTCTCACGAATACCTGATTTACGATACAGACATTCAACATCCGTCTCCGGTCTGATAAAGAGAGCAGACATCTTTTTTGCGGGAATTTGTATCTCTTTGTGATTATGATGTTTGGTGTCATCGATGTGGGTATCTTCTTTTTGTTCATGTTCATTGGTGATACGTGATGACGTCTGTTTTGGTGACTGTTGTACATTTTCAGGAATATTGAATTCTGACTTATTTTGCTCTTCAAGTAATTCGGGCATGAAATCTTCTTCTATCTTTGTCCATATACTATCAGACATTAGTGACTTTTTGTTTCGTTTTGTTTCATTGTGTGTGGAGTGGTGATGTAAGTGACTTGATGTATAAGAACGATAATGTCGCGTACTCGAACATGATGATGCATTTGTGGCGCTACCGCCATAACTGCTATTGGTAGAGCCTGATAAAGTAGTAGGAATAAACACGCCATGACACGAATTCAAGTTTGAAAGCATTATTACGAATGATATGGGGTCGCGCGATGGATGTGTTTATTCACTCTTTAAATAAAATATATATTTATATCTTTATATCAATTTTATTGTATATTCATTTGATTACATATATTCAATTCGTGTGCAATTCATGAACTATTATCTAACAATATAACAATAACGATGGGTAATAAATTTTCTATGTCGTCATCTAAAACGGATGATGATATTCGAAATATGGCACTTCGATTAGACTTGTATGCTCAACGTATTATTTTAAAAGAGGTAAAATTCAATTCTACTCTTGGTGATAGTGGAAAATGTGAAAAGTTGATTATTATTACAAGTGAAGTACTTAATCGACTACCATTTCGATTAATATCCTATATGGACCGTCGGCATAAGTTGTTCTCAGAGAGATACGAGATGATTAATGCAGTTGATCGAGCGCTTCTGGTGAATACAAATCCGGAAATTCTGAAAGAGAGTAAGTTAGATGAACAAAATGTATTTAGAAAAAAACAAATGTGTGTTGGTATTGCGCGGTTTTATGTTCAGATTGGAAATTTGTTCAATGCAATCATGTCAACGATGCGACCATATAATTATGAGTATATACAAAAAAACACACCCGACAATTTTTATGATATGCTTACATTCGGACTGCTTGACGGACGCGAAAGTATGAATAAGGACAAGCAAAAATATTTTACTTATAATATGGCCGGTTTCACACGACGACAAAACGATGTTAAGATGAAAATGGAGCGGTTATTAAAAATTGGTGATATAGACATGAAAATCTCACCAGGTAAAGGCATTTGTTCTATCAAAAAAGATATGGATGATATCAAAATAACGCCTATGTCGACAACTACGACCGCATCCACTATAACAGAAAACAAGATTAAACCTTCTATATTTGCAATGTTGGAAGAATTATATTTTGATATTTTTCATCAAACGTCAAGCGTTAATCCTAAAAGCCCACAGTTTATCGCAATGAGCGACGATATGCGAAATAAAATATATCGACGTGACGTTCAAGAGTTATATCGTATCGTTACCGGCGGAAAAGAGCCAGGTGATGATATTAAAACCCTAGCTGATGTATCTCGTCACATCAACGATAACGATATCATAAATAAATGGTGTGAAAAAAACAAAGATCTAGAGATTAAAGTGAATAACGATGTCCGATATAACTCTGTTTTTGTAAAATACATAAAACATATCCAAAATATGAATTATAATATTTCAAAACAACGAAGAGCAATCGTAAAATTATTAGACCGCGTATTCAATGTTATGATGAAAAATGAAGACGTATTACACGAAATTGAGGAACGACAAGGCGAAGCCGATTTTAAACGTTATACCGGTTTTGAACAGGACGACCAATACTCACGTGACTTTTTCCGTCTTAATTTGCAATATGATTTTTTTATAAATCCGAATTTGACAGACGCTGAACTACAAGTCATCATAAATGAAGCGCGCGCGCGAATTGTTAGATTGTACGCAGATAGTTATAAAAATTTCCTTGTTGGTTTCGAGATATTGCAAGAACTACAAGAAAATATTGAAGTTGATATGATGATTAGTACAAAAGAACTTGCTAAGAAAGAAACCGAAAATCCAACTACCGAAAATAAGAAAAAATTCGACACTCTTAAACGGAGAATACTTCCCGACGAAAAAGCATTCTCGGATGAAATCCATATTGAACTTAGTAATTTAAATGGAGATGTAGCAAAAAGATATCGCGAAAAGTACGAAGAAATATATAAGATTGCCAGTTCAACAAATAATGATAATACGAAAAGTGAAATGACGAATAAATTAAGAAACCTTAATATTTTTGTCGTGAAAAGCATCATAGACGAGGGGAAATCCACCGATATTAATGAAGAAATCAAACGTAATTTATTAAATGAAATAGATAGATATGGTATTTCCAAGGCATCATCAACGAATATAGACCAAAATTTACAACAAATAATTAGTTGATTTATGGGCGAGCATTATTGCAGTCTATTTTCTAATTTTTGAAAATACTCTTGGTTATATACCAAATTACCGGTCGGGCGATAAGTATCAGTCGGCTTATATTCCTTTTTATCAGAGCCGTTAGGTCCAGCGGATGATGTTCCTACTCCACCGCCACCCGAACCCGACGGGTCATTACGCTGATTATATAATAATGTATTTGCATCTTCGGGCGTACGTTGATTGCCTGCATTTCCACCACCGCTACCGCCGCTGTTATTAGTATCATATTTTATGACCTTGCCTTCTTCGTCATATAATATCGGACGACCATACTCATCGATAGCAGTTCCTGTCTTTTTTTTGAACTCATTTCGAACGTAATTTGGTACATAATGAAGCCACGATATTAAAAGTAGATTTGGGTGAGTATATCTTACGATGAATTTATTTTCTTGCAATTTATCGACCAGGTATGCAATGCACCCAGCATGGTCGTAATTTGCAACGCCAAGAATTATTTCAGGAACTACAAACCAGCAAAACTGTTGATTACATTTCTGACGCGATGTCAGCTTGATTTTTTCATGTATTCGTGTTAAAATTTTATTATATGTGAAGAGTTTGTTCTTGTCTTGTTCCTGTTTTTTTTGATATAACTCATCTAAATTTATTTTTTCGACATTTTCGACATTATCTCCTGAGAATTTAAACAGGTCGTCCATTTCTTATCTCGGGATGTATTATGTTTGTATTCAACGTAGAAAATAATGGTCGGAATACTAACGCGAACAATATTAAACAATTATGACGAATAACTTTATAAACGCGAATACAAATACCATGAATAGTGATAATAATACTATTAAACATATTGTTATTTCATCGGGCGGACCTGCTGGCCATATGATGTACAGTATTTTACGTACATTGAATTTAAAAGGTGTTTGGGATATTAATAACATTAAAACAATATATGGTTCTTCTATTGGTGCATATATTGCAGTTATACTGGCATTACGGTATGATTGGCAAGTTATGGATGATTATTTAATTAAACGTCCATGGGATAAAATATTCATGATGTCGTCCTCTGTCTCGGCAACGTCTAATGATAAAAATACAGACAATCATAATACAGGTTCTGCGGCAGCATCGGCGGCTTCAACCTTTGCCGATGCAAAGAATAAACTTGATTATGTATGTCGGTTATACAATAACCACGGATTATACGGATTAAAAGAATTCACAGAAATGCTTCGTCCTCCACTTCAAGGAAAGGACATTTCAGTGAATGTAACTTTTCAAGAATTTTATGAAAGAACCGGTATTGAATTACATTTTATTGTAACCGAATTGAATAAATTTCAAGTAATCGATTTTAGTTATAAGACACATCCGAACCAGTCAGTTGTTGAGGCTTGTTATATGAGTGGTTGTTATCCTCTAGGTTTTACACCTATTTACCGTGATGGGTGTTGTTATGTTGATGGTGGTATTATTAACGATTATCCGGTGAATGAGTGTATTCGTGACCAAAAATGTAATCTTACGGAAATATTGGGTGTAAAAATGATGTGGGAGAGGAAACCTGCGAATTTGTCAGATAAGTCATCCATATTTCAGTTCATTAGCACATTTTTCAATCAAATAAAATCAAATCTATTTGAAAATCGTCCAACACGGGCAATACCGAATGAAGTTGTATGCGTGTCAAAAGTTTTTTCATCACAAGATTGGTTAAATTGTATTAAGGATGAAAATTACCGCCGTGAATTAGTTCTTCGAGGAGAGACATTTGCGAATGTATTTCTATCGTATCGTCGTAATTATCATGAGGCATCGCAACAAACACAACTACATTCAGAACAATCTGCAAACTCTGTACCGAAGACCACCTCTAATCATCTAATACAATTACCAGTTACTATATTGGAAGAAAATACAAGTGTAGAGCCAACGCCGGAACCCGAACAAACACATGAACCAGAACCAGAAACCGTCTCGGTGGTATCTTCTGAAAATACGACGTCATTTGAAGTACATAATGCCGACATGACGATGGTGTAAATATACACATATCGTTGTATTTTGTCGAAATTATGCAGAGAGTACAGTGTTAAGAAACTCAGTAATTTTATCCTTATCGGGTTTTGCATCATATTCAATGACTTGGCCATCTTTTACAAGCTTTATTGTAGGATATCCTTCGATTTTAAACTTATCTGCCATATCTGGTTCAGCTTCACAATCAACTGTTGTAAATGTAACAGTATAACCGTTGATTTGTTTTCCTTTCATTTCTTTTTCTATCTCATCAAAAATGGGTTTGGCAGTCTTACAGTGTGGGCACCAATCAACTTTGAATAGAAATAGTTGTGCTACTTTATCATCCGTATTACCAATACCATCAGGCGCTGGCGTAACACCCTGAGACTGTTGGAAAAACTTATTCAGTCCAGGTATCATATCATTCTTGATAATATAATAAAGAAGACCGCCGATTGCAGCCAGTATTACCAGTACAATAATGATATTTTTAGAATTTGCAGACAGTGTCGAACTCAACGATGCCATTGCAGACGACGCAGAAGCAGTAACTGATGATGTAGATGATGAACTCGACGACGATGGTTCTACCATTATAAATCTATTATATTATAATACACGGATGTTTATTATTTATAACAAACGAACGACCGACCGAACGACCGACCGACCGAACGACCGAACGACATGAAAACAATATGAAATCAATGTATGAATAGTATATATCAGAAACACGTCATATGATTTTTCGCGATAAAAAGACAGGTGCTTTACTAAATATTCGTAAAGACGATTTTATTAATGACCGTTTGTATTATCAAGAAATAATTCAAGTCGTTGGTGTCGGAAATGAAAATATTTCAACTAAACCACCGCGTTATACTACTCCATTCATGTCAGTCAAGTGACGATAAATAAAGCACCATATACCGTTCAGAATTCTACAATCGCAAAATAACTATACCTAAAACTATAATTAGAATGATAAATCCACTAGTAATAAAAAAATTATATTTCAGTTCGGGGAATAAATCTGTTTCGAGAATTCCTTTTGTATCTAGAATTGGTTTCACTGCATTGAACAGTATCATAGATGTTCCGAGTAACATACCTAATACAATCAATTTCATAAACCATGATGACCATGAACCAGAATTTACTGAAATAGGGCTTATAAAAAATATAATTACAAGAAGCAACGATGCACCTAAAAGAACACACGAATACTTAGTCTTTTCACTATATTGCACAATATAGTTTGTAGGGTCCTCGAGAATGGAATTTGCCGACATAATGACTTTACTATATGATTATATTACTGGATTGATTATATTACTGATTGATTGTTATATATTATATATATTATATCAACTAATTATTATCTCAATCTCATTGCCTATACTGTGCAATTTTTGCCAATTGGTGCAAATCAAGTCTTGTCAAATTCGCTCTTTTCTGTTTCGTATTTTTCTAAATGTGGTCGCGGTAATTGAACTTACTCTTATTGACAATAACAATATTTTATACACTAGATTTATTTGTTTCCGTTTTATGAAATCATTTATGCGTAGATTAAATTATAATATCAAGTTAATATAATACGAAACGATAATAGTATTTTATTTGTATAAACGCTATTGTTTTCTTAAGATTATTACGTATTATCATGAGTAAAACACGAAAACGAAAAAATCTGGCTGCATCGTCGGTCTCAGTACGCGCGAAACTATTAAGTGGCGGCGGAAGCATTGGCGGTTATAGTAGAAGAAGCCGGAGAATAAATAATAACGATGCGCGTTTAATTCCGATACATCGTACGAAAAAGGTGAGAGCATTTACCAAGAAGGATTTTCATAGTGGAGATGGAATGCTTACCACGGTATGGGGGCCAAGCATGTGGCACTTCTTGCATACGATGAGCTTTAACTATCCTGTTAGTCCTACACAAGAACAGAAGAAGCACTATATGGATTTTATACTGAATTTAAGGAATGTTCTTCCTTGTAAATATTGCCGAATGAATTTGACAAACAATTTAGCAACACGGCCGATTCGGATGTGTCATATGGAAAGTCGCGATACATTTTCGCGTTTTATTTATGAACTTCATGAAACGGTGAATAAATTACTGGGGAAGAATTCTGGGTTGTCATACTGCGATGTGCGCGAGAGATACGAACATTTCCGTTCGCGTTGTACGCAGGATGCACCGAAAGTGTTTAACTTTAAGGACTTTTACCGGGGTAACAAAAAACATGAAAAAGAGAAGGGATGTACAGAACCATTATATGGGAAGAAGGCGAAGTGTGTGATTTCGATTGTTCCGCAAGAAGTAAAAGTCCCAACATTTAGCGTGGATGATGCATGTATAAAAAGGAGGGGAGAATGATATAATGTTTTGTTTAGTAATAAAAATAAAATGTTAATATACAGTATATTAACCTGAAATAAAATGAAACCTCAAAAGAAACCAGCAACCAATGAGGTACCCGGCGGGGTAGCCGGCAGGGTATCCGGCAGGGTATCCGGCGGACAACAAAATCCTCTAGAAGATCGCGACCGACAGCGAAAACCGAATCAACAACAACGACTACAAGCACTTACAGCACAAATAGAAGAAGTAAAAGCAAACCTGGAAGAAGTGTTTGCGCATGAAACGATGGATCGCAACGAGAGAATTGAAGTATCAACTAGATTGTCGACAGACATGCACGAGTTAATAGCAGAGTATGAACGTGTATCAGGACCCAATACGTGGTTTAAATTTACAGATGAAGAACGCGAAGCATTAGAAGAAATGAATACGGTAGGTGGTGATTTACAAAGGGAGATTGATACAAACAAAGAATTAAATGCTAATAGGGTAGAACAATACAGACTAGTTAATCCACGTTTTTTAGACCTATGGCGCTCCGCGGAAGAATCAACAGACGCATATCATAAATGTTTAGAATTAGCTTCACAAAAATTTGATTTACTCCCCGATGACCAACAAACTATTTTCGTGCGCCATATATCAGTTCCTTTGAACGATGCGATTGCGATGCAAACGGCAAACGACGCACGTGCCATATTGGAAGAAAACCCGGCTATTGATAAGTCTATGTTAGCGGACCGTTATGTTCGTTGTACTCTTCATGCCGGGAATACACAAAATGCATGCCACGCATTATTTCCTGTCATTAATGTGCTTCGTGACAATTTTCTGAGACCCGGAAACGAAGACCACGAAAATTATAGTACAGCCGTAAAAGAACTATGTTTGGCTTATGTTAATATGAAGATAAATGAATTGGACAGTTTCATGGCAGCAGCAGATCTTATGGTCGATACAGTGAATATGCATGATATTCCTTTAATAGCCAAAACTATAGTAAAAATCCTTTTTATTAAAGCATCAGTTGCAACTATTACGAGCATGTTGCCTGATCCTGGTTTTGCTAAAATACTTTCACAGGATATATTCCAAGTGGCTAGTCATATAAGTCCATTTGTATTATTGCCTTACGCATCGAGAGAAACTCTATCAACAATAAAAGCAAATATTGGCAAATTAATAAGAGTTATAATAGGATCCGATGAAGCAGAACAACTTCCTGGAGATGGAGCAGCCCCAATCCCTCCTCCTACTGAAAAAGCACTAATTTCAGAATTATTTGACCGCGTAATAAACGCGGATAAAGAAAGGACACGACGGTTGATAATGGGGTCGAGTGGTCTTAGGATGCCAGAGTCACCACTCGACATCACGTCAGTTATAAAATGTATTCAATATCTTATCAGATGGTTCTGTGCTGGTTCTATTATGGCATTTAAAGATGGGGTGGGAAATATTAATGATTTATTCATGAACGTAGGTTCATTTCTTAGAACCGGCATCAAACAAGTACCTCGCAGGCTAACAGAAGCAGTGTGGGATACCGCACTGGAAAGAGTAAGCCAACGGGGAACTACATTAGCAGTTAATGACTTATTATATGGAAATATACGCAGGTTTTTACCAAAACCCGAACGACCCGAACTATCTGTTGGACGTTTAGCTTTAGAAGAAGTATTAAGCAATTTAGACCGTAAAACATTATCTGAAGGAAATTTAAAAGTATTTACGGCATTAAATCTACAACAATATCCAGACCAGCCGTACCGTCATCTTCGGCCGGAGGAGGGCTCAAGCATGCAGGCGATGGGTAATGGTCCAACAGAATTCAGCCAGGATATGGCGGCTGCTGTAGCGGCTGAGGCTGATGATTTGGGTCCGCATCGTGATGAAACGGACGAGGTTTATATACCCAACGCAGGCGGGGGAGTAGATATATTACGTTCCTCCCGGGATAAAAGATATAGTGGTCAAGTTTTTGCGTTTGGCCCCAGAGAACGTGACAGCGCCAATGAAGCAGCTGATCAGAGGTCCGCTATTGCTAATCAAACACGGAATAGACAACTGGACAACGAAACAGAACAACAAAACATGGCTAGATTTGCAGCACGATTTGGAGAATACAACCGTGGTGGTAAAGCTCATACATACAAACGTTCAAGTTCAAAACATACGGCCCGCCTAAAATCATCGGGACTAAAACAGAAATCCAAGAAAAATAAACGCCAATCCCGTCGTAAGTTGCGTCGTGCATCTTCACGTAAAGGACGAAAGTAATTTTTCCTGAAAAATGATGTTCGCATCATTTTCTCTACAAATTGAAAAAAATTGAAATGCTTTTTTTGATTTCATCCAATGACGTCGCCCAACAAGCCAGATACAATGATGAAATCAAACACTCAAGCCCCCGCCGCCGCTGCCGCCACCACCGCTCCCGAATATACACCTCTACGTCTGGATGGATGGTCTCACTCTTGGAATATTGTAAGTACGAAGACGAACCCGAACCCGGAACACATGTCATCATCAAAATCAGCTCGTGTCATCACGGACTATTACTACAAAGAAGAATGTGGCGCATTTCCGCGCAATCTACATGAACTATCCGAACCCAAACCCATCAATCGTTCATACCCTCGCCACCATGCACTCATTCTTGCCGCGCGCTGTTCTTCATCCAAACTCGTATCGCGCGAATTTCCGTTTGTGACTACAGGCTATGAACGCGGCTGTTCTAATGCCAGCGGCACTTTGTGTCGTTTCGCATATGCACGCGTGCACGATGACGAACACGTAACCCCTTTCACTGAACTCGCATCCACATACCAAAAACATCATCTCACCAGTCTATCTGGAATGACTGGTTTGCTTGTTGTACGCCTCATCAACCGCCCCCAACTCATTTCGCCCAAAACAAAGAAAAAACACGCTGAAATCACCAAACAATACCTGCACTCTGCCCTCGCCGCTGAGTATCTCATTGGCAATCGTTACTACCGGAATCTCATGATCAATCATCGTAGCTTGGGTGTCAGACACCCAGTCGGATTCCTTGTTAGTGATTTGAGAGCAAATCTCACCGCGGACGACATCGCACCCGATGCGCTTTGCGCTACACAAGATGAACTCCGTGAGTCGTACAATGCCAACGTCGACCGTCTGTTGGCGATGATTGAGATGTTCAAACGCGGGTTTGTAAGCATCTACCAGATTCGCGAAGACCCAGAGTTTATACGATTGATGACGGCGTTTTGGCGCTATGCAAACCAGATGATCAAAATGAAGACCGAATTTGAACACCAGCCGGCACCTCCCCAGTATCTCGACTACACTTCTCCTATGCCATCATTCGAAGAAAGAAAAGAAGCGAAGCGTATCTCAGTGATTGCACAAATCGCAGAGCAGGCTGCGATCGCACCGATGTTGTATCAATATGACGTCGCTCATTTATTCGACAGCCAGAACCAAAGTTACGCGCATTACGTCAAAACGACGAAACACACATGGACCCGTCTTGCCAACGATGGTTCTACTGCGTCGTTTCTTGCATTGGCTGCGATCGAGCCACAGATGGTCACTGACGATCATGCGCCAGTGTTGAACAAACTTGGAAGTACGCCCTCTCTGTTCCATGGAATGTCTTTGAAAAGTTGCGCCAATCACGTTCCAACGAGACATCCAGTATTCGGGTCATTGCGCATGAAACACCGATGCCATATCCTGCGAACTGCGGATGCACTGAACGCGTCGTCTCAACGAGTTCATCCAAATCAGGATGCACCATTACTGGGAGTGTCTCGCGACAACAATGCGCGGTTTCGAATGACCTACTCGCCGGTGTACGACCTCATTGAAGAAACAACCCGACCGGAAATTGCGATTGACATGATGCGAGGCTTTCCAGAGACGCATCAAAACACAGGTAATATCATCTCGGCAGCCGACGCCACAGCTGAGTTCAAAGAACGGGTATACGCACACGGGATGGAATGTGCTACAGTACGACGCTCGGCTCGCTCGATATATGGTGACGATGATTACAGTGACTGTGATTATGATGACGATGATTACTTTGATGACAATGACGACAACGACAATGACGATGACGGTGATGACCAATATCCTTACAGTGATGATGATGATGATTATGATTCGTAATGATGTGTGTGTGTGTGTGTGTGTGTGTGTGTGTGTGTGTATGATTGTGTGTGTGTGTGTGTGTGTGTGTGTGTGTGTG